GGGTCTTCGCTCATGAGTTAGCTCGGTGGAGCATTGATTTTGAGAAAGCCTCCAGGCCGGAGTCGGCCCAGGGCTTTGTACCAGTCGCTAAGCGGTAGGTAGTCGAGCGAAGCATTGCCTGGACGAATTACTTCCGGCGCATCATCAAAGATTATGAACACACAGTATCTTCTTCGGTGAGTTGGCTGTATTTGGCCAATAGTCAGCTTATGCTGCAACGAATCGAGCTTATCAACAAATGTAATTCCCCAACATACTCTAAGTGGCCCAAATATGTCAAAACGATAATATTTTTTGGTATTAATTTATTGTAAAGTTCTTTAATGGTCGGTTTGCTTTACAGAGATGAATTCGTGCTTCATAAGTCCAACGTAGTCGGAATCATGTAAAGAAAACTTGCAAAAGCATTGCTTAAGGTGTAAAGACTAAATTTACCCGTTTTGCTTTATACTAGCAAGCTAGCCAAACGCGCAGCTCTGCTTTAGCCGTATCGACTTTGGCGGGAAACGTTTCGGTAAAAAATCGAATTGATCTAGTGATAGTCTGCTTATCGCTTAGCGTACCAAACACAAAAATGCCCACTTTCTAGCGGGCATTTTCATTGAGAGAATATAGTACTTATAGGCCATCTTCACTGACTGCCTCAAGCAGCGATTGAGCAGCAGAGCCTATCTCGAATTGTTTATAAAATAACGCTTCGGCCTGCTGGCCCATCTGCTGCTTCTCTGATTGTGCCATGTTAAGCCAGGCGTCGAGTAAGCGACTCACCCCCTGCCCAGAGTCCTTATCCACTAGGCCCGCATGACCACTAACGATCTCCCGCCAGATGTTGACCTGATCGGATAAAAGAACGGGCTTTGCGCAGGCCAAGGCTTCGGCTACTGCGATGCCAAAGTTCTCCTGATGACTGGGCAGAATGAACACCTCGCAACCGTAGAGTGCCCCCCACTTAGCACGGCCCGTAAGCATGCCCGGAAGACAAACTCGGTCTCGAAGCAGCGGATTGTTGTCGACTATCCGCTGGATAGTCTGGCCATAGCTAGAGTCAAGACCGGGACCTGCGATCACCAGCTTGGGTAAGTTGGGATTGGCGATCGCTAGCGTAGCATACGCCTTTAGTAGCAAGTCAACTCCCTTTTTCTCATGGATACGGCTCAGATACAACCAGTAGGGCCGCCGGGGCAGGTCAGGGCAGGCTTGATGAAAAGATTCCTGCATGGCCTGTTGATAGCAAGCTGGCTGTTCAATGCCGTACCGAATCAGAATCTCTTTCCTAGGGCAGTAGGGCCAGAACGGCTGACGGGCCAGCTCACGCTCGATTTCGGAGGTAAACAAGACACCGTCCGACTCATTAACGACTCGGCGCTCGATGAGTTTCCAGTATAGCCAGTTGCGGGCCGCTTTGAGCTTTCTGCCTTTGGCGTACTGAAACCAGGGGTCTAGCATGCCATGCGGCATGACAAAGAACTTAATCGGAGAAGGCCTATGTTGGTGTTGACGACGATACGGTGCCGAAGCTAGCCAGGTGGCATAGCTGTGGTAGAGCCACAGGCCATGCGTGATGACCACATCAAAGCGGTCAATGTTGGCTCGCAGCCAAGGCAAGAGTTTGTCACTGTAGCGCCAGATGGTTTTTGCCGGCCCAATGGCGTGAACTGGGAATGGGTCGTTGCCAAGGAAAGGCTCTTTGGGGTCATCTAAGCAGACGACTTCGCAGTGAACTCCCACTTTTTCGAGGGCTGCATTCATGTGGCGGATGCCCTGGCAGGGTCCGCCCATGCGGGGGTTCATGCTGGCGATGACACGAAGAATTCTCAAGATTTCTTAGGGGGATATGGGTTGAACGACTATTCATGGTATTCTTAATCGATATGCCTGATGAGATATACTATTTCCATAAATATAACACAAATATAAAGCAATTATTAAAATGGTATTAAAATGGTATTAAAATGTATATGATATTTATTACTCTACATGATGAAATCTAGAATCAAGTTCTACACGAATTTTAGAGTAGGATCTCTGCCTAACCAACTCAGGTAATGCTCAAAGAGCGCTAAACGGGATTCGATAAACTTACAGGCATGACGCAGCAGGTCGAGCCCGCGTCTAAAAAACGAATTTGACTTGTAGCCATTTGATTTCAACGTGATTGGCGAACAGTGACAATGGTGATAATGGCCGACTCGCCAACAGAAAACAAACCCCAGACCCACCAGAGCCATCAGTTTCTTGAGCCGTTCTAGGTCTTTCAGATGCGTATCTTCCAGATGAAAACCTCGCTTTTTTAGACTTTGAAAGAAGGTTTCGATGCTCCATCGGTAGCGGTAAAAAGCAAATAGTTTCTTGACCGGTAACGATCCGCCCACCAGTAACCAGTCGCCCTCGAGTTGTTTCAGAGCCATGTTGAGTCGGACTCCGTCTACGATTACGGCTTGAAAATAGCGCTCCTGCTGCTGAGCCAGCAAGGCATCGGCCCGCCAGATTTCCCCATTACGTAGGGTCAGTAAATGAGAAACGGGAAACCGTAGCGCAAAGCTTATCTGGTGGTCAATCAGCCATTTCAGCCATGTTTTGCCAATAAACTCCCGATCGCCGGTCAAGCACAGAATGCGTTCTTTGCCAAATAAACTCACAAACTCTTCGAGTAAGTTAATCCGTTCCTGGGCGTTCGAATTGCCTTTTTTGTCGAGCATCGACCAGAGAATGGGCAAGCCTACACCGTGGCTGTAGACCGTCAACGTGAGGATGTTGATGTTTTGGTCTCCGAACCTCCAGTTCGTTCGATCGATACTGATTCGGCATTTTTGGGTCGTGACAAAACTCATCAGGGCATAGGCCATTACTCGGTAATCAAGTTCATAGTTGGCAAAAAAGGCCTGAATCCGTCTCAGGTTTGACTCGTTTCGGGCGGCCGCGTTGAGCTTAGTTGCCAGTTCCGGGAATTGCACACTTCTGGTCTCAATGATGCTGAAGATGAGTGCGAAGATCATTTTTTGGCGGGCCAAATGCCATTTAGTTCCTGCTTGTTGGGTGGCAGAGTGGAAGAGTTGGGTTATCTTTGAGGAGTAATGTTCAATCATTACGGGGCTGGTTTTTTGTTGCTTGGTCGCTACAAAGTTCCAGCCTTTTTGTTGCTTTTGAATTTCATCATGTAGAGTAGATATTTATGATGGATAGGGGAAGTAGAGTGATGAGTGGTAGGTAATCTTTCAGTGAGCGGAAGCATGTTCCTGTCTAGTATTATCTTGAATTCTTGTCAGCTGGTAGAACTGATGACGGCAGCTTGAGCACCGTTATGCTTTGAGGGGCATTACAGATTGAATAGATCTGAGCCAGTTGGCGCGGACGAGTCGATCGGGATGTCGGTTTCCACAGAGTGGGCAACGTGACCGGAGCGTAAGTTTGACAAAGAGTACTACTAGGATAATAGCTAGTAGTATCCCGCTAAAGATGAGGATTTGAGAGTTATTTATGAAGAACATTGTATGGTGCGAATAGACTGAGTCAGTACCAAACTGTGTAAACATAGTTTGGTACTGACCATTTAGAAAGCTCTAGGCAACATAGGTCACTAAAGAGTAATCCATTTTCTTGCGTTTTTTTATGATCAGTTCGCGTGACTGGCATAACCAACGTCGGACGCCTGGCTATGGTAATCAATCAGCATCAATAGGTATCGCAAATCTGCGACTGTCGTAATGGGTGGATTGAATCCCAGAAAGGAATAGGTGCCAGACTCAAGGAGTTGCCCGTTGAACCCTTTGTAGGTAAATCGACCGGGCCGACCGGGGAGGGGAGAGAAGCCGAGGGAAAGAAGAAAGTCAGCCGTGATTTTCATATCGAACGGACTAACGGTGCAGCAGTCGTGCAACTACGTAAACAAAAAACCCGTAACGTGCTGTTTATTAGCTTGTTACGGGTTTGTTTTGCAGAGAGAGAGGGTTTGTAAATCCTTAAGCTAAGTTATTAATTACTACCATGTTAAGCGCGTGGCTTAACTGGGGTGCCACTTACTTTGCCACTGAGAAGGGTATAAAAAAAGAGTCTCCAGGCATCAGACCAGCTAAAGCTACTTTAGCATAGGTACGTATATCCTTTTCGAAATTTCCTGTCTCAGTGAAAAGCGGTTCCAAGATGGCACCCTCAGGCTTTCCCAGTACAGTCTCCAGCATTCGCTGTAATCCCGCAATCTGGGTATCCTTCGCCCTGAGTTGATCCTCGAACATTTGCTTCATGTCCCTCATGTCCTTCTCTATCTTCTGAAGGATAAGCTCTGCGAAATCACCATTAGGTTCTTTTTTTTCAGAGTTTCCCTCTTCAAAATAATCGTTTGGCACGGCCAGGGCTGAGCAGATGGCCTCCATCGTCTTGACCTTAGTTGTCCCCTTCTTAACCATCGAATAGAAGCCTGCCTCTGACATTCCTATCTTTTCCACGAGGGCTTTGATAGATTTTATAGGGCAATCCTTCTCGACAATCCTGTCTTTGATTTTATCGAGCATATCTCCCATACTAAAAAAATATTCTTAAAAACTTTTGTCTGACTAAGTTTTATCTTACTATTGCAATACCAAATTTGGTACTAGCTAATACAAAATAGAGTACTAGTTGGTACAAATACAAGAAAGGAGTTAGGTAATGGCAGAAAAGTTGACCACCGGGAAGAACGCACTGTGGGCGGCATATCAAGATGCTGACCAGCTTGTGCATGATGAAATACTACTGGAACTCAAGAAGAAAGGGGTTCGGCGGCATTTCTATTACACCGCTTCGAAGGAGGGGTACGACCTACGTAATGCCAAATTCGACGTGCGGGAGATCTTCTCTCGACTACTGCCTGAAACAGCCGAATTGTTTGGCCTAGCTCCTGCAAAAAAGACCCCGGCTAAACCCAAGCCGGTCCCTACTAACGCACCAACCTTATTTGATTCATAGCCATGAACATCACCTATGCAGAGGGGGCTGAGCACCCTACCATCGAACGGATTTTAAGTCGAGTTGCTCGCACCAATGTGGGGGCCACGGCTGCGGTAACAGCACCATTCGATACTGAGAAAAAGCCTATCCCGAATTACCGGCAGGTTGTTTTTACTGCCCCGTATCTGGACTTATGGCCAGCTGTGCCACAAGGATTGACAGCTGCTGAGATAGAGATAAGAGGCTTGTCGTCGAAGCGTAGTGGTGCAAACACGGTGGTTACCGTCACCTATAAGCTGGGCTGATCATGGGAACGGTCATCATAGTCCTAGCGGCCCTGTGGGGCATTTACGGCTGCATTGCGCTGGCTGAGAAGTATAGCCGCCAGGAGTACACACCTGAGCAGCACGAAATTCTTGCCCGCGCTATTAGTCCAGAATCGTATGAGTGAGGCTATCGAAATTAACTGGTATCCGGTGGTCTACGCCCTGATGAGCCTGGTGCTCTTTGGCGGCTGCACCTACATTACCTGGCTCAATATCCAGGATACCCGTAACGCGGGCCGTATGATCCCAACCCGCAAACGTCATGGCAAACGGTAACGCGGAATTTATTGGCTCGTCAATCGACGATCTGCTGGCTACGCCACTGGAGGGATTGTCAAAGCAGGCTCGTTGGCATCTGATCAGCCGCCTGGAGGAGAGGGTCAGGCTGATGACGACATTACGTCAGGAGGCTGTCGTTGGCTCGATCGACCACTACATCATGGGTCAGAAGCTGATCGCGCTCATGAAGAAGTGGCTGGAGGTATGGGACACGTTTTTTCCACAATACAAAGGTCGTATCCACTTCGGGGCACATGAATAGCAATGGATGTACCAGACGAAGTCATCGAGACAATACGCCAGATGCGGCAAACGCAGAAGGATTTCTTCAAGAACAGAAGCTCCACTGTCATGCTGAAAGCAAAGAATTTAGAGAGTCAGGTAGATATCATGCTCGATAAGCTGCCAAAACCGACTCCAGCTGAGAAGAAGCCAGTGGCCCCGCCACCGAGCCTATTCGACAAGATATAGCCGGATCAACCCGGCAAACGATCCTTTACAAAGGGAAGGTTGAACATCAAGATTCGGCGGCTCAGCCGTCAGTCTTGAAATGGTGTGGATAGAAGCGGAACTCCCGGCCCTGCCCATCGGGGCCGGGAGCCCTAATCACCACGTAAAACAGGCGGGGTAGCTCAGACGGTCAGAGCGTAGGAACGGTCCGCCGTCGCGGTCATAACCCTAAGGTCAGCAGTTCGATCCTGCTCCCCGCTACAATTAAGGGTTAGGTGGTATTGGATTAATGCCGGGGGCGTTGCTCCCGGCCTTCCTAAACCTCTCAGATAAAACAGGATTATGGAATCGACAGATGAAAGACGCCCACTGGGCAGCTTGACACAGGCGGAATGTGCAGTACTATTCTCCCTGGCATTTGGGCGTCCACCAGTAGTGGACGAAGCGGCCGCTACCTCGCTCATTGGCCCCCTGACGATTCGCAGTGGACAGCGTGAGCTGATTCTATACCGAAGTGGCTCAATACTGGCGAGCCTGCTTGTCGACGGTGATACGGGGCTATCGTTGGATTTTAATGCTTATAAGGTCGTCAGGAAGCTACAGGAGATGAACGTAGCCTTTGGCGAATCAGACTAGTAATACGGTCTTTTAGCTCAGTTGGTAGAGCGCACGTTAGCACGAACTACGAAGGGTTTGGTGGACGTGAGGTGCCTGGTTCGAATCCAGGAAGGACCACCACCAGCCGTCCGGCTCTCTGCGTGAAAACGCGAGGCTGTTGAACAAACCTTTGCTGGCTTCTCGCTCTGGCCCCTGGCTGGAGCAGAGAGCCGGGCGGCTGGCCACTGATCACCCTTTACTTCCGTACTCATGTCGATCCCCTTCTCACTCCCTCCGTAGCCCCCGCTACTATACCGCCAGGATGCAAGTGCTGAGTTGCAAATCAGCACCGAACTGCCGCGCGCATCCCGCACCCGCTACGTGCCTCAAAAAATTTGATTTTGAGCACCGACCGGGAGAAATACGCCCTAATGCTTGCCCCTTTTTTTTGGACCCGATTTGCAGTTATTCGGTTAGGGAAAGCTATACAAAAAAGTTAATCTGTTACTCAGGTCACCTTTGTTGTTAGTCTGACTTGTTAACAAGTTAACTAGTTAGGGCGCGAAGAAAAATTTTGGCCGGTTGTGGATAACCGGCCCCGTTCAACCCTCAATTTTCAACGCGAATGATGCCCTCAAGCCAGGCTAATTACAGCCGCAACCCGAATTCGAATGCCCAAAAATTCAAATCGGACCCCCTTAACTCAACGTACCGCTGGGAAATCTATCTCGATCCCGGCCACTCTGGAAACCGAGTCCCCATCCTGGATGGCTATTCGAAGGGAATCGGCCTGGAGAACACCAACAAGATCGAACTGCTGCTGAAGAAACTTCAGAACCCGGTGCTCACGTACCTGAATCGCTGTAAAGAGATCGTGATCTACGAGAACATTAGTCAACTTCCGAAAACCAGCCATCCGGTGCTGCTGGAGTTGAAACCCCGCGAATGGCAGGCATATGGCTGGCTTCATGATGATCTGGCAGTAGGTGGTTTTCTGGAGGCCTACTACAAGCATTACGTAATGACCGGAACGCTTCCCCCAGCGGAAGACCGGCGCAAGAATGCCAGGCAGGCGTTCTACATGGAAGAGCTAGACCACGCCAAGTACATTTTCCCCACAAAGCAGCAACTCATCGACTTCTGCACCCGCCTGGTCCCCAAATATTCCCGCACCTGCATGCTCGACTGGTACCGCGCCCACTCCCAGTACCAACCCGAATTATTCGAGCACGATCTAACGGAGGTTATTCAGAACGTCGTCAACGAGTCTTCTACGCTCGAACAAGCCCAGGCCGCTCAGTCGCTGAACGACATGATCAACAAACGTACTGGCCGCTACTAAGATCTTCTCTTCACCTTTTTTGATGTTCACCAATGGAAAATCAGCCTAAAACAATCGAGGAATTAATTCTGGAGCAGCATGAGCGCCAGGAGCGGTTTAGCTACCGCCATTATACCATGCTGGTTATGGCGGTACAGCAGGAACTAGGTCAGTTGACTACTGATCTGCTATCCCTGTATAAGTTTCATACCATTCCAGAAAAGTGGGAGGGGGCCTATCTCAACTGGGAAAAGGTGCAGCAGGACGCCATTACGTCAGCGGTGACCAGAGCCGCCCGTTTTTTAGAGATGGGGGAGTATATCAGTAAGCGATCTGGCTGGCCAGCGGGGCGGGAAGAAGTGATTCGTTCGTCGCTATCAAACTGGAAATATGGACCAGGTGAATGGGAGGAGCCGTACCTGCAAATCATTAGCGATGCGGGTATGATGGCCTACTACCTAACCGATAAGCCGACATTATCTAATCTAGGCATGTCGGATCGTATCCGTCGGATGATCTACTGGTCGTTTGCGCTCATTTACCGAATTCAGAATAAGCGATGATCACGCTCAAGCTGACCCGGACTGAATTCCTGTCGATGATCCTGTTTCTGCGGAAACACACGGCTGGCCAGGAAGATGTCCAGCTTGCCTACCAGTCGACGATCATGCTGGTGCTGATGGATTATCTGGCCACGTGGACCTCGCTCCGCCTGGTGGCCTGGAGCCAGCGCCGTCCGGATAAAAAATTCCGGTTGAGCCTGAAGCCGGTGGTGGCCCGGACGCTGCACCAGGAGATGCAGCACGCCAAGCTCACCCCTCACCAGCAGCTATTTCTTAACGAGTTGGATCTGGCCATCGTCAGCCACAACCGGCCCAGTGATGCCCAGGTATGGCAGTCGCTCGGCCTGATCGGAGGGGGGCAGCCATGATGATGCCCACTCGATTGTCGGAATATGCTGTGTTGGTTGAGGAAATGTCGTGGCACCAGCCGACCAATACGCTTAAGAAAGAGCTGGCTGAGCACGTAATCAAAGTCTGTCGAGATTTTCGGCTCGGTATCGATACGCCAGCCATGCTGGAGGACCAAATTACCGAGTGGCTGGCTCCCAAAGGGGTGATCTACAAACGGTGCAGCACCGAGCAGGTGGTGATGATCAGCCGCCCGATTCACGGCTGGCCAACGCTTCGGGTGTACTGGGAAAGCACCCAACGGGACCTGTACATACTGATCGCGGTGTCGTTCCCCGATCTGAAGTAAAAAAAAGCCCCCGACGTAGGAGCCTAAACCTACGCCGGGGGCTACAAACCTGATGTAAACCACGCAAATCTATCCATTATGAATAAACTAGGCCAACTGCGGGCTGAAATACGCCAGAAGTTCCTGAGTAGCGTCGTGATCACCACCTATGCCTATTACAGCCAGCTGGATACCGCTGTGCTGCTGGCCCTGCAAGAAGGATTCGAACGGGATTACGATGCCGCCTGCGCGGGTGATCCCTACCGCCAGCCACTGGAGTGGCTCATCGAGCGGATCAGTATCGTGACCCGCGTCTTAGACGATCGAGAGGCTGGCCAGCGGGCTACGTCCGCCGAACGCATGTATAACCGGGTCGAGGCTGGCCAGGCTACCAAAGTTGTCAAATGGAATAAACCCAATATCACCCATGCCAAAAGTTGAAGTAACCTACCCGGTTCTTGCTTTTAACCGGATCAAACTGAACCTGACTGAAGAAGAATACGAGCGGATAAAAGCCATGCCGATGGAAGAACAGGCTACCTGGATCGTCGAGCAGGATAAGAAGCTGAAAAAGCCGAACGATCTCGACGAAACGAGTATTTACCACGCCCTGGATGTCGACTACGCCACGATTAAAGCAATACGTTGATGGAGCTACACCACAATACTTTTTCATTTGATACGCCGAAGGGAAATGAGAACACCGCTGTCAAACTTGATATGACGGCCTATACCGACGAGTTGTGGATGCAGGGTATCTATCCCTATTTCGAGCAATGGATGAATCTGGGTACCCGAATAGAAAATGAGGGCAGAGTCGTCTACGAGTTTACGCTGCCTAACGCGTATGCCAACGTACTGGAGAGCGCCATCAAGAAGGCCGTGGAGTCAATGCAGGGCCAGAAAAATTAGAGTCGTATATGCCCTCAGTGATCAAAATACCCGACGAGAGCTTCAAAGCCGGGCTTCGCCTGGAGGACTACCAGGTGATGCGGTCGTTTCACCGGGGCAAGCATGGTATCACGATCTGGGATATGCGCGAAGACCACGACCATCTCTACGAACTCGATGTCGATTTTGTCAAAGAGATGTGCATCAACCTGACGCTGTTTTACAGCGACCAGGCCGTGCTGGAGTACTGCATCAATAAGGGTCAAATTCCGCACCCCTTTGAAGAATATGTTTAAACCAAAACTTTACCACTATGGCCAGCCACAACAGTGATCCGTATGCGGACGATGCGTCCCGAGAAAAAGAGGAAGGGCAACCCGAAGCGCCTGAACTAAGCAAAACCATGACCTGGCGATTATACCACATGCTGGGCGAATTTAAAGAGGCCGTTCGAAACAGGCGGGATAACACTGACGATGAAGACGAGCGCGGAATCATGACCGACGTGCTGATCAAAGCGGAGTGTTTATATGACGATATAGAGCCGCTGATGTAGAGTAGGGGATCAGTAAGAAAAGCCACTTTCCGGGTAGGGGAGTGGCTTTTTTAATGGTTAGAAACTAAGGGTTTACACTTACTGTAAATGTGCATACTTATCTGTATCTTTAGTGGTTACTTAGAGCGGTAAAATTTCTCCCCGGCGCTTACTCGACAAAGTGCCCTTTGCCTCCGTAAATACGAATTTTTTTACCGGGAACTTCATGCCAGAAATTTACTCGCCGTATCACTGACCAATGTCGACAGGTTTAACCCAATCCATCCAAGTACTCCCCTTAGTTCGCAAATTCCTCGCTAAACACTACACCATCGAGCCATTCCAGCTGAGCGCCATCAATAATCCGTTTGCGATGTTTCTGCTCAATTCGCTCGACGTGTACCCTTCGAAAGAAGAAGTCCAGGGCTTCGACAAGCTATCGGCAACGCTGGAGGTCTCGATGACCAAAAAGCAGGTACGTTACCACGGTTACGGCCGTCATTTTAACCAGAAGAAGGTGTTTGCCTTCAGTTCATTTGTGCGATCGTACTTCATGCAGGTAGCGGTGCGCGAAATGGACGTGCGCGTGCAGAAGGGAGAAAGCGTTGTAAAAGCCGCTCAGGCGATTCTGAAGCGCTATGATCTCTCGGAAGACGAGCTGAGCCTGGATTCACTGACCCGGCACTTTCGTGCCTATAATAAGACCATCAACGAGCTGGTGGTCGCTGCCTGGTAGAAAGTGCCGTTTGCCTCCTAATTCCCCCCGATTTGAGCACCCACATTTGCATTCGACATGAGTGCACTTGACCGCAACAAACGCTGGAATCCAGGCGGAGGCCACTTTCTGGAATTGATCGACGCACAGGCGGTAAGAGGGTACAGCCGACCCACCCGGTCGGCTGTACCTATTTTTACCCTGGCCACTGGTCAATCCTTTACACGGCTGTATTGTACGCCTGGCACGCTGGAGTATGCCATCGAGCACTCAGAAACCCAAAATGGTGATCTCTACACGATTGAAATTCGCGGCTTTCATCCGGGCGACGACCGGGAGCGCGAAGCGGCCCTCGCTCCGTTTCTGGGCGGTTGCCGCCTTATGGCTCGTTTCACCGATTATACCGGGCAATCGCGCCTGGCTGGTACGCCTGTCGAATTCCTGTCGATGAGCTACAAATTCGGCACCGGTGCCGACGTGCCCGATTCGCGGGGCTACAACATCTCGCTACGTGGCACGCTAACTCTTCCCCCTGCTTATGAATAAGACCCTGGCCACCCTGCTGACCTGCGTTTGGCTGATGGACCCGGTGGCGGCTCAGGCCGTCATTCGTGACGCCCTTGATGGCAAAGAGATCCCGACCGTTGATCCGCATCCACCAATGGCGGTGGGCTACGACCTGTCGGCTCAGGCGGCTACCCGCCTAGTGACCAACTACGCATCCGGGATGGCGGGCTACGATGCCAGCCGCATGGCCACTGTGCAGGTGATCAACATCGAGGATACCCTGACGCCCTGGTACGCCAGCTGGAAAGCGGATCAGCTCCGTTACGCCTATGCGGACGAGTCGGTGCTGGGCGTAGTGATCCGAATGAACTGCATCGGTGGCGCTGATCAGGCTGCCTACCTGCTGACCGACGTACTATCCGAGCGAAATAAACCCGTCGTCGTTCACTGCGAATACGGCCAGATGAACTCCAGTGCCTACTGGACAGCGGCCGGTTGCGATTACATCATGGCAGGCCGGGCCACCGACCGCATCGGTGGTATTGGTATATACGTTCCGTTTCTGGATCAGTCCGGCTATTTAAAGCAGCAGGGCTATACCTTCAAAGACGTATATGCCCCTGAGTCAACGGAGAAAAACGCCGAATTCCGGGCTGCGCAGGAAGGGGACTTCAAACCCTACGAGGCCTACGCGACCGAGATTCAGGCCAACTTCAAAACCTATGTCCTGGAGCACCGGGGCACGAAGTTAAAACTTAACGAAGGTGACCCGTTCAAAGGGGCCACCTACAACGCGACCAAAGCCCTGGCCATCGGGCTGATCGACGAGATCGGCCACCTGGAACGGGCGGTTGAAAAATGTATCGAGCTGGCGTTCGCAAAAGGGGACGATAATTCACCCCAGGCGTCGGCTAAACTTCCCACCGCTACACTAATCCCATCACCGGTGGCCCCCCAGGCATCGGCTCCCCAGGCGGTAACTCCCCAGGCAACTTCTTTTACTACAAATACCATGTTTGGAGCTTATATGAAAATGGAAGCGCTGGCTTCCCTAAAAGGCGCGGCTCCTGAAGCCGTTACGCCGGAGAAAATTATGGCCGTGAAGGCCGAATTACAGGGTGCATTGAAAGCAGCCGGGGTTCCGCTGGCCCTGATCAGTGAAGATGAATTTTTGGCTGGTGCGCAGGCGTCGGAGAAGGTGATAGCTCTCACGAACGAACTGTCGACCGCAAAATCATCGGTTACTACGCTCACCGAGGAACGCGATAAGGCACTGGAAAAAGCCAAAGAATTTGGTGCACAGCCTGGTGAAACCCCATCCAACCCAACCGGCGGAACCGATCCGGCTCCCGTAGCCAGTGGCCAGCCTTCGGCCATCGACTTTATCGCCAATCTCCCATCGAGCCGGGCGCTCGACAACAACCCGCTCTTCAACTAATCCAGGGACTGGCCTCCGATCTGGATTCCCCGCGTTTTGCGCGGTCAAGCTCACCCCAACCGTGACTTGACTTAACAAAACAATGACAGTAGCAGAGCTAATCTCCGCTTTTGGCGCGTACTACAAAAACAATGGACAGGGCACGCAATCCCTGTACCAGGTGCTGAGACAGCCTTTCGTGACCGAAAGTATGTTCACGCCGATCTACACCGACGAAACGATCTGGCAGGCTGCGCGGGCCTCCTTCAACAAAGTTCTACAGCCGTTCCAGCGCGCCTTCACGCCAATTCAGACGGGCGCTTTCACGCCCCTGGAGATTCGGATGTTCCACGTCAAAGGCGAGGTCATCGAGTATCCAGATGATCTGGAAGCTACGTGGCTGGGCTTTTTGGCTTCTAGCAACCTGAAGCGTTCGGAGTGGCCGATTGTCCGCTGGATGATCGAAAACCAGTTCTATCCACAGCTGAAGCAGGATCTGGAACTGGACGCCATCGGCCGTGGCAAATTCGTAGCCCCAACGCCAGGCGTGGCCTCTGAGCCGATCAAATCGATGAATGGTATTCAGACCATTATCGACACCCACGAAACCGGTGGTCGTATTATTCCGATCACGATGGGAGCCGTCCCAACCGACGATAAGTTGCTGGTCGACTACGTCGAAGATTTCGGTGATCAGATCGATAAAAAATACTGGTCGCTGCCGATGGACGTGGGTCTGTCCCAGTCGCTGACCCGTCGCTACGCTCGTGGCTACCGTACCAAATATGGCAAGGATATCGACTTCAACGCGGCCAATGGCGTGCGTGTGCAGCTGACCAACCTGACGCTGAAGCCGCTGCCATCGATGGACCTCAAAAACGACGGTACGGCCTGCAACCGGATCTTCTGCACGCCAAAAAACAACATGGTGCTGCTCAAGAAGAAAACCATGAACCTGGAAGCCACCGACATTCAGGCCGTTGATCGTGACGTAAAAGTTATGACCGACTTCTGGCTGGGCGCTGGTTTCATCCTGCCCGAAATCGTCTTCTGTACGGATCAGAAATAAGCGGGCATCTGCCGCGCGCAATAAGGGCCTTCACCGGCCGGGCCTGGGGGCATGACGCCACCAGGCCATTTTAAATTCCCTTCACCCACGTAGCTCAATTACCCCCAATGGGAGCAACTAACGAAACCATTCCGGCCGCTGAGCCAAAAACGGCGGCTGAGTACGAAACCATCATCCAGGGCCTGACGGACCAGAACCGCACGCTGACGGATGAAAATGCTGTCCTGACCACCGACAACGCGGCTAAAACGACGCAGATCGATACGCTGACGGCCGAGCGAGATGGCTACAAAAACGACGTCGACGAAGCCGAGAAGCTGATCACTGGGCAAAAGACCACCATTGATGAGCAGGCTGCCCGCATTGAGCAGCTACAGTCGAACCCATCCACGGTGCCCACCTTCACGGTCGGTACCGGTAAGTCTGCCAAAACCTACGAGGTGCTGGTGCAGAACTTCAAATTCCGGCTCGACGGCGGCCCGGTAACCGAGTACACCGTGACTGAACTGCTGAAGGATACCAAGCTCCAGGCGGCTCTGATCAAAAAGGGTGTCGGCTTTATCGTCGAAAAAGTCTAGCCTTCCCGGCCCCACTATCCACCGCACGATTCCGTACCAGGGCAGCTGCATGACAGCTGCCCATAACCGTAACAAAAGAAAATGGCAGGTACCTACGAACACCTGAACAAGCTGCCGAACAAAAGCCGTCAGGGCGGTTCTCAGCAGCGGATTTTCATCATGGATTATGATGATTTTCAAACCCTGAACAAACCCGATCCGGCAGCAACCGATATCCACGACCGCTTCAAGATCAAAGTGCCGCACGTACCCAAAGCCACAAAAGGCTTTATCGAAGTGTACGTAACCAAAGACACTGGCTCGTGTAAGTTCACCCCGATCGGTGCCTCTGATCGGCTCTCCTTCAAAGCAGAAGGCGAATTCTACCACCCAGGGGAGTCCGATGAAATCGTGGCCTTCCTGAACCAGATCCTGAACGGCCGCTACATTGTGCTGTTCACGCTGCCTGGTACTGATGAGCTGCTGCAAGTAGGTTCGAACGAGTTCCAGGTCGAAATCAAACCGGAATACGATACGACCACAAACGGTGGCGACGGCCGGGGCACGAAGTTCTCCTTCTGGAGCTACATGCCTGCCCTGATCAAGTACGTAGCCGCTGTGCCCCTTCAGGGCGCGGGAGCGTAATGGCAGCGCCCGCGATACGTCGGTACAAAACGTACCGCATCTACGGGCTGCACGAGAACATTCGGTCGATCCACTGGATCGGCCGGACGTTCGTGCTCGATGCCCTCTCGGAAGCCGACGTCGACGACCTGATCAAATCCGGCTCTCCCCACATCAAACGAGTCTTTCCTAAACCTGCCGAATAGCCGCCCCCACCGGCGGCTATTTTTTCTACCATCCATGCAACTCCAACAACGTATCGACGCCTGGCTAACTGACCCCCGAAACTACAGCGAGGGCCTGGCCCTGCTGGAAGAATCGGGTAAACGGGGTATTCTGCTCCGGACGCTGGCGCTGGGCGATGATCCCTACAACCGGGAGCGTCTGGAGGGAGAACTGCGGACCTGGCTGGCAAATAATGTACTGCCCGCAGCGGCCGATCGCAGCTCGTTTCGCACCATGGTGGCAGAACAATCTACTGCGCCCATTCGGGTGGCGGTGGATTTTGCCACGCCTGATCAGGCCGTCGTCTTCGATACCTCAGGGAAAGTGGTGCACTCGGAAAATACGACGGCTGGTGTGGAGCAGTTGAACGAGGAAGCGCAGGATTTGATGAACGAGCGCTCGGAGCTGAAGGCGATGCTTCGTGCTTTTGCGAATGACGACACGGCCCAGGACAAACGACGTACCTGGGCTTTTCGCATTCTGGCGATAACCGACCAACTGGACGATATCTACTCGAAACTGGATTTCGTGGACCAGTACGGCTATCTGCCCCTGTCTGATGAACCAGAGCAGCCAAAAGACCCGATGGCTGAACTGCTAAACATGCGTAGCTACGTAAGCCGCTATACGGGCAAACTGGATAACAAGAAAAAACCACCGACGCCTGAGCAGCGCCGGTCGTGGACGAAGCTACTGGACAAGTACACCGCCCGCAAAAATCAACTGGAACTTAAACTACTGAGCAATCATGATCCTGACTCGACCAGGCAACAAACGCCGGATCGCCAAGACGATCCTCCAACATTTCCCCGAACATGATACCTACGTTGAACCCTTCTTCGGAGCCGGGGGCATGTTCTTCAATAAGCCCAAAGTCAAACACAACATCGTCAACGACTACGATTCCGAGGTGTATAACCTGTTTCGGGTCATTCTCGACAGAAAGGAAGAATTAGCCCGTTTCTGGGACATTCTGCCCCTGCACGAGGACCTCTGGAAACATTGGCTGAAGCATACCGAAAGTGATCCGATCCGCAAGGCTGCCCGCTTTTTACTACTGAGCAATTTCAGCTTTCTGGGTCGCATGGCCACGATGGTTTTTCAGCAATCCAACGCCTACGGCCTGGTACGCCAGCGCATCGATCAGGTCCATGATCAGCTGCGCGGTGTGCAGATGATGAACTGCGATTTCAGGAAGGTCATCAGTAAAATCTGCATCCGGCCGGGCACCCATCACCGCGTCTTTATTTACGCTGATCCCCCGTACCTCGAAACCAAAGGAGGCAATTACGAGGGCTTCAGCTTACGAGATACCACTGACTTATTCGACTGCCTGCTCCAATCGGGCTGTCGGTTTGCCATTTCCGAGTTCGATCATCCGGACGTACTGGCCCTGGCGGCAAAGCACGGTCTGCGCGTCATCGAGATCGGAGAACGCCAAAACATGATGAATCGCCGGATGGAGATTCTGATTGTGAATTACTAGGCCGCTGGTAACGGCGGTCATAAACCACCGTAACATGAATAAAAGTGAAGATCAACGCTTCGAAGATGCATTTGATCAGATCATGCGCTGGTACCGGGACGAAAGCGGCCGGTACCAGCTCTCTCCGTCCCTGGAGGCCCGGCTCGGCCGCTGGAAAGCAGCCCGCGAATTCATCCTGACATTCCGGCCGTTGACCGATAGCATCGTGGTCAACTTCCTGATGCAGCAGTACCAGGTGTCGGAGCCACAAGCCTGGCGCGACGTGCGCGACACCAAGCGCTGTTTTGCATCGATGGAAAAGGTCAATAAGGAGTTCGAGCGGATCATGCTCGTGGCCCAGATCCAGAGCCTGCGCACGATGGCATTGAAGGATAGTAATTACGAAGTAGCGGCCAAATGTGATGCGACCCTGGCCAAGATGGGTCAGTTTACTGAGCCGGACGTCGACCCAGGCGCGCAGGCCGGGAAGAAAATCGAACTGCATATCGCCTTTAACCCAGCCCTGGCGGGAGCCAAAGCGATCCCGAACCTGCTGGAAACGGCTCGTAAGTTCATTGGCGACGTTCGCGCCAGCCGCGAGCTGATGATGGGTAACGTAGAATTTGTCGACCGCGATGGGAAGGGGATTAGTTAAGTTTAACCAGGCCCTTCAGGAAATGGAGGAAAAGAACCCTACGGAATCCTTCGAAGGCGTCGAGAAAAAGGAACTGCACTACAACTATCTCCAGCTGATCTGTCTGCTGATCGGCGCTCAGTACATGAACGGCATTGCTGGGCGTGGTACCGGGAAGTCCGAAGGGGTGCTGGCCATGCGCCTGCACCGGCTGCTGGAGGTGATGCCCCGCTCGTCGATTGTAGCCATTGGTACGACTTACGTGCAGCTGCTGGTACAGACGCTCCCGGCCATTTTTAAGGGCCTGCACCGGCTGGGTTATGTGCGCGATGTCGATTATTGGGTAGGACGGCTCCCGGACAAGAAGCTGAATCTGGAGCTTCCCTACAACACGCCACTGGAGACCCAGTACACTATTTTCATGCGGAATCCGGGTCGTAACAGCGTCAGTGGATTGCGCCTGGTTGGCCAGGATCGACCCGGCTCGGCCAACGGTCTGTCGGTTAACGCGCTGATCGGGGATGAAGTCCGGTTCCTGAATAAAAACAAGTTGGACAACGATGTGCTGGCCATCAACCGGGGTGACGAGCACATTTTCGGCGGTTTAGCCGAGCACCATTCGATTTGTTTTACCACGGATCGGCCGATGCGCGGGGAAGCGGATTGGCTCAAGGCGAATACTGAAGAAAGCCTGAAGCCCGAGCACGTGCGGTCTGTCGAGCTGATCCTGTCGATCCAGTTGGAGCTCTACAATGAGCGGCAGAAAATGGCGACGTCGACGCGCAATGCCAGCCGACTCAAACGTATTGCCGAGTACGAGCGGTTACTGAACGATCTACGGCTGGGCCTAGTGTACGTCGCTGAAGCCAGCTCGTTTGCCAATGTGCACGTGCTGGGGATGGAGTATTTCCGTCGAAACTTCCGGGAAATGGCTCCGGACGTATTCAAAGCCCGGATTCTGAATGAGGAAGTGGAAGGCACTGATCAGTTCTATCCGGACTTCAATTCGCAGCACCACTACTACGACTCGGTCGATTATAGTCATATCGATACGGCCGATTTTCTGAAGATCGATTTTAACGACTGCCGAAAGGACGCTGATCTGGACCCCAGCCAACCCCTGACCATCGGGATGGACTACGGGGATAAATTCAACTGTTTAACCGTTGGCCAGCGGTGGAGTAAGCTGAATCCCCTGATCAAGCACGGCCGGGATGAAGTACGCCACCTGAAGGGCTTCCACGTCGAGAAGCCTGGTAAGGTATCACACGTAGTGAAGAAGTTCACCGACTACTACCAGTACTTCTACCGCAAGGAGGTTGTCTACGTATATGACCCCACGGCTAAGGATAGCGATGGTAAGTCGGAGATCACCTACTATAGTGAAGTAGTGAAGGCGCTGAAGGAAGCAGGATGGCGTGTGAAAGAGAAGTACATCAAGAAGGTGCCTTCTCACCACATCCGCTACCTGGCCTGGGGTGTGGCCCTGGCGGAGACCGATCCACGCTACCCCGTGCAGCGTTTCAACCGGGACAACATGCGCATCCCCTGCACGGCCATGCAGAGCGCCAAAAGCAGACAGACGGATAAAGGATTCGCTAAAGACAAACGCTTGGAGAAGGTAGACGAAGTGGATCAGTCGACGACGACCCACTACACGGATGCCGTCGACACGGTGTTCTGGTATTTAACGTTTGTAGCTCCTAACCAGCTGGACATTCTGCCGGCAGCATTCAGTAGGTAAGCAGCAGCACTTGATTGACTAAGCCCACCCAGCCAGGTGGGCTTTTTCGTGCCCGGCCGGGTGCCCAGGCCCGGTGCTCGAGGCCGACCCGCCCCCCGACCGACCCCGACCCATTATGGTATGACCCGACCCCCTATAATTGCACTTTCTCCGCAGTGCGTGGCGTGCTCTTCGTGCACACCTGCTCAATTGAAAATTTCACTTTGCGGGGACTTGGGCTGATTTTGAGGTTTTTAGCCCGAAAAAGTTGAAAATATGGCGAAAATTCCCGTTTTGCCTGGGCGTTTTGCCAGGTATGCTATTATGCTGATGGGAGGGGAGTTATCCCCAGTTGCATAGGTAAACCCAAAAATGTAGGAATTTCGGGCGCTTGGAAGAATTGCATACCCTGTTTTGCCTAATAACGCGCTCTTTGGTACATGTTCCGACGCTTTTTGAACCGTCGCTCCATGCTGATCAAACCGATGTAGACGGCCTTCAGTTTTTCGACCAGCTCTATTGGTTCCGGTTCTGACATACGGGCGGCATAAACTAGCTCAATCAGTTTGTGGCAATCGTCCTCGGAGAGTTCACTGCTGGGGGCCTGGAGTGCCAGGTATTCCTCAATAACCTGGTCTTTGATAAACGCCACATCGAATTTCTGGGGAGAGAACGTCACCGGTTGCATGATATTAGTTTTACTGAAATCCGGCTGTTCGGTATAAATGATCTGCGGGTGGTGAAGCACCTTATTCAGCTTCAGGTCCAGATAAAATTCGCTCCAGCTGTCAAAGCGGGCCGGTAGGGTTCTGCTAACGTCCATACTTAGTTACGGGACAAGTTGATAATTTGATTGCCTAGTTTCACGCCACCGCCTTTGCTGAGCCGGACCAGACGGCCGTAAGCATCTTTCCTGGCTTTGATATCGGCCTGGTCGAACTGGCGGTAGGTGCTCCAGTTGACATACGCGGTGTTGCTGTTGGTATCCAGGAAACCGCCACCCTTCAGCTCGTGCTTGTCCAGTTCGGGCAGGTACTTAATCGTCAGCGTGATCATATCGCTGGTGCCTGGCTTGAAAGTCCAAGTGATGGTCATGGTGTTACGTGGTTTACGGTAAATATAAGCCACCTGGTGCGGAGTTTGGGCACCGCTGACGCCCACAGTGCCGTTTGCCTCCTGTTTTTGGGGCTGTCAGTGGGGGAATTTCGCCCTGTGACTAAGCTGATTTCCCTCACTCAAGCCCTCGCTATCCTCGAATCCTGCGACGAAAACGGCGTTCCTGTCCCGTTTGAGATAGAATTCTGCACGGCAGATCAGGAGCGGGGCACCGGTGGCGAGATCATTCGCTACGAACGGGCAATCTGGCACATCAAAAACGGGTACAAAAAAGCTACCCCGGAGCCGGTAGACAAACGCAAGACCGGCCCTACCGCTAAAAAATTCCACTGGACGCGTAACATCCGGGCGGTCGACTCCGACCAGATCCGGAAACTGAACGCCCACCTGATCCTTTCCATCAACGGCCTTTCGGTACGATGAGTAACGTACACCTTTCGGCAAACGGCAGAGTTGCCTTTTTACCCACGGCCGGGGCAATGGTCAGTATGCAGGGACTGCCCGCTTTTGCGGCCGGTACCGGCCTGATCCAGCCCGGCGCTGCCCCCACTGAACCCACCCAACGACGCGAAAACGTACCCGGTGACGACGATATCGTCTGGTGGGGGACGGGTAATGACTACCCGCAAATAGTCCGCGACCGGTTCTCCAAAAACACGCTGATCCCCGAAACACTGGCCAAAAAGGCCGCTTTCTGGATGGGTGGTGGCATCTATGCGACCCGGAGCAAAAAAGACGACGAAGAACTGGAAGATCCGGAGATCAGTGCCTTTCTGCGGCTCAACACTACGGAGCTCTATCTGGAAGAGTCGTTTCTGCACCTGGCCTGGTTTGCCAACGTTTTTCCCGAGCTGATCATTTCGAAGGATCGGAGCAAGATCCTCTCAATCCACAGCAACGAAACTCCCTACGCCCGCTGGGGCCGCAAAAAGGACAAGGTTTATCTGAACGCCAACTGGCCCAACGCCAAAGCGACCGATCCGGAAACGATTGTTCTGCCTGTTTTAGACCCCTACCGCTGGGATCGAATCGACTACATCCGGAAGGGCAAAGCCTACAAATACTGCTACCCGCTCAGCTTCCCGAGTCCCGGCCGGAGCTACTACCAGCTGGCCAACCACGACAGCATCATTAGCTCGGGCTGGCTGGACGTACTGGAGGCTATCCCCCAGTTCAAGAAGTACGGCATGGCCAATCAGATGTCCTTACTGTATCACATCGAGGTGTCGGCCGAATATTGGCCGAGAATCTACGGTGAACGCTGGGAGACGGCCGATTACGACGGCAAAATGGCCATTCGGGACGAGTTCCTGACTGACCTGATGAAGAAGCTCACCAACGTGCAGAACGCCCACAGTTCCGTCATGACGGACAAGTGGGTCGACGACGAAGGGAAGGAGCAGGGTGTGACGATTCACGTCCTGAAGGACATCAAAACGGACGGTAAATTCAACGAGGATAACTCGGAAGGTAACTCCCACATGCTCTACGCGATGGGCATGGATGCCACCATCGTTGGTTTTTCGGGCAATGCAGCTCAGCGCTCCGGCGGCTCCGACAAACGCGAAGCCTTCTGGATCTTCCTGATGCTCTCCTACATGGCCCGGCGCAAAGCACTGGAGCTATTGTACCTGGTAGCCGACTACAACGGCTGGACCCAGCGCTACCCCAACCTGCAATTCAAATTCTACGACCCGATGCCGGAAGATCTGCGCGCGGGCGATAAAAACAAACAGGAGCCTGCCCGGCAGGACGAACTCGCCAACAAATGAGCCTACTTTTCGGTACCATCGAAGATCTCCAGGACGTAGTTTCCATTTCGTCCGATCTGCCTTTCGACGGCCTACGCCCCCAGCTGCGGGCCTGTCAGCAGTTTGTGGCCCGCTTTACCGGTGAAGCATTGGTTGAACGGATCACCACCAAACTCGACGAAGCGGAGCCGCTCGACGCGCGGGAAAAACAATTACTTCAGGTGCTGCGGGTACCCATCGCCAACCTGGCGTTGGTGCGTTACGCGAACGCCCGGAACGTAACGGTCAGTGATATCGGGGTGCACCGCACCAACACGGCCAATTCGGGGGATGCCTTCGAGTGGCAAATGAACCTGATGGCGGACCAGCTCATCGCTGATGCCTGGGAGGGGATGGAGAATCTGCACCGCTTTTTGGAAGCCCAGCAGAACTACTTCGAGGAGTACAACGAAACGTCGTCCTTCAAGATCGATCAGGGCAGTTTGATCCGCTCCGCCACGGACTTCAGTTACTTCTATTTCATAGCCGACAGCCGACTAACGTTCTACGCCCTGCAATCCGCCCTCCGGAAGGTGCAGGAGAAGCGGCTGGAGCCGATTTTAGGCGATTTGCTGGCCGTGCTGGCTGCAAACGTCAATCTGACCGCTACGCAGGACAAAATGCGCTCACTGGCCTGTACGGCGCTTGCACACGGCACCATCGCCCGCGCCTTGCGGGAACGGGTTGTCGACGTCGGCCCGAAAGGGGTGCAGGTAACGGCCGTGGCTTCGTTTGCCTCCATCAACTACCAGAAGTCGGCCGACGAAAAACGCATCAACATGGCCATCGACTTCCACGAGGCCGAGTGCAATGATGCAATCAGTTCCCTCTCCAAACTCATCAATCCGCCCGCTCCAGGCCGCTCCGTCAGTGGCGTTCGGGGTGGGTCCATCGCTGGCTTCTAACCATGTACCACCTGCTTTTGATCCTGCAAATTCTGGTCGTTCGCTTCGACTGCCTGCTCTTTTTGGCCAATACCAGGCTAATTCAATTCCGCTCCCATTGGGGCTGGCGGCTGGCAGTGTTGCTGACGGGCATTGCGGCCGTGCTCGTCTGGGCCGTGGCGCTCTCCAGCTGTAAACCCAAACCGGCCCCGCCGGTGACAGCCCCTGTGGCCGTCGACACTACCCGCCAGCGACTCGAGCAATCAGTCCGGGTGGCTAAAGATACCCTCCGGGCCAACCACCAGAAAAGTGAGTCGGCCGTAACCAACTACCAAAACGCTGCTAAAGATTATGACGCGTCTCGAGTTCAAATTCCTTAAAGCATTGCTTTACCTGGTAGCGGGGCTGGTTGCCCTGCTGCTGGGCTTCACCCCGGCCAAAGGGCAGGCCCCTGAGCCGAAAGAATCCATCGTGCCAATGGTGGGCGCGATGCCCTTTCCCTACGCCCAGGGCTACGCCATGCGGGCTTCCTACCTGGAGCAGATCCGCACCCAGCTGGTGAAAGCGGACACGCTGCGCGCGCAGTCCGAGCGGGCGATTATTGCCCTTCAGCGGGAAATCAAGTCGGCTACCGACTACCAGCACCAGCTGGATAGCTTGAACACCCATAACAGCGACGTGGCGGATTCGTTAGGCCGGGTCGTCTCCCAAAAGCAGGGACTACTTACCCAGGCTCAGGATTCGCTGGCGGCTGCCAGCAGGCTCCGGGAGCAGACGCTGGACGTGCTGCCCAAACGCATCCGGAAGGTGCTCATCAAAGCCGGGCCGGACCAGATCATCGTGGCCTTTACCGACCACGTGCAGACGCTGGTGTGGCGCAAATGGAAGTACCTGGCCATTGGTACGGGTGTCGGTCCATTGCTGATTGTGGCGCTTAAAGCGGTACTCTAATGAACAACAAACTGCTGTTCACGGACCTGGCCGCTGCGGCTACGTTACTACGTACCAACATTCCCGAAATTCGGGCTGTGGCGCACGTCGAAGGACGGGGGGCTGGTTTCATGACCGGCCGGGTGATCATCCGCTTTGAGGGACACGTTTTCCGGCGATTAACGGGGAAAAAGTTCGACAAGTCGCATCCGACGCTGTCGCACCCCTACATGGCGAAGAATCCCTACAATGGCAACCAGGTGCGGGAGTACCAACGCCTGGGCATTGCCATGCAGCTGGACCCCGAAGCGGCCATGCAGAGCTGCTCCTGGGGAATGTTCCAGATTATGGGCTTTAACTACCGGGCCTGCGGTTTCAAATCGATCCACGACTTTGTCGACGCCATGAAAGTGTCAGTCGGTCGACAGCTGGAGATCTTCTGCAAATTTCTGATCACTCAGGGCCTCGATGATGAACTTCGTGAACATCGCTGGGCCGCTTTTGCCCTGCGCTATAACGGATCAGAATACAAAGGTGATCCCAATGATCCGGACGATGACTACGATGTTCAACTGGAGTGTGCGTACATCCGGTTTAGTGGCCTGAAAACAATCGCTTTAACCAGTTAACAACTGTAAACCTTTCCTTTAATGGACTACGTAAAAATATTCACCGATGTAGCAATGGGCACCCCCGTAGCGGGGGTGCTGTTTTACATCTCGCGCACCATCTGGAACTACTACCAGAAAAAAGACGACTCCTTTACCGCCTTCATGAAGGAGCAAATTGCGGCTTCGGTGCAGAATCAGAAGGAAAGTAACGATGCCCTCAATAACTCGGCCGACGCCACCCGGCTCCTGGCCACGGCGCTGGATAAACTGCGTGAGTCGCACGAGCGGAACACCGAAGACGTGTTACGTGAAGTGCGGGAACTGGGTAAAACGGCCAAAATAAACGGCTCCCGTCGTCCTGGAAAAGAAACTAAATCCGCGACGGCATGATCCCCATCGAGTTTGGTGGCCACCGCTTCAGTGGCCCAGGAGCCTGGTCCGATCTGACGCCGAAATGGTACCGCCAGTGGGTGCGCTGGCAACGAAAGGGCGCGCCCCACGTCGGTCTGTACGCCCTGCTCCGTATCTGGTACAAGCTGAAGAAAAAGCACCTGGACTTGCTCGATGATGATCAGCGGGCCGTGCTCGTCGATACGTTGTTTTCGTTTCTCTCCGAGCGGCCGTCGCACTGGATGCAGCCCCGCCTGCGGGTGTGGCTCCGGCGCTACCGGGGGCCGGGTGATCGGTTGCAGCACCTCACCTTCGGGGAGTTCATGTTTGCCGAATCAGCGCGCAGCGGAATTGGGGAAACCCCAACCAACGAGCAGATGGCTGAACTCGCTGCGGCTTTATACCGGCCTTACCAGGCGGGCGCGCAGGGCGAACGCAGTGCGCTGGACAAAGGAGCCTTCGATCGCCAGATCAAACGCTTTTCGTATTTGTCGACGGATACCCTCCAGGGCGTGCTGATCAACTACTACGGCTGCCACGATCAGCTGGTGGCCCGCTTCGAAAACCTGTACCCCAAAACCAAAACCGAATCGTCCGAGGAAGGCGGCTCCTGGCTCGACGTGGGCCTGAACCTGGCCCGCCAAACCGGGGCGCTGGGTACGTTCAACCAGCTGGAGCAAACCAACGTGTACCTGGTGCTGTCGGTGCTCGACAGCGTGATGCGCGAGCAGGCTGAACTCAAAGAAAACATGAAAAGCCATGAGTGATCAGGACCTGGTCTCGTTTTACAAAAATTACGGCGAAAGCCTGGCCACGCGTCTGCGGGCCATTGCCCACTCGGTCAACCGGCGGGGCTTTATTTACATCGAGGATCTGGCGTCGGCCGAAGAAATTGTGTCCGCTCAGTCGAATGGCCTCAAGCCTGATCAGTTCGTTTTGGTCTGGGAGCGCTTCACAGAGCGGCTCAGCGACGGCGGGCGGGACAACTACAACTCCCGGCCGGAAGGGTCGCTGGCGGTTATTTACAAGCCCAGTAAGCAGGGCCGGGAGGCCAATACCGCTGCCATCGACGAGTGCCGCAACGTAGCCCTCAAAGCGATTGCGCTCATGCGCCGGGATGAGCAGACCCAGGACAGCGCCCTGGACCAGATGGGCATTCGGTTTGACCTGGATGGCCAGTCCGGCGAACCCATCCCCATGCTCAAAGGGGGCTGGGTCGGTTACGGCTTCGCCTTTGAATGGCTGGCCCCGCTCGATATGGAACTAACCGACGACGATCTGATCGACGTCGACGCGTAGCGCAGTGTGCCGTTTCAGTAGCGCAGTGCCGTTTGCCTCCTGTTTTTAGGGGGTTAGTTGGGGGAATTTCGCGGCTATGCCATTCCAGATCATTACCGCCCCCGACGCGCTGGCCCTGACCAAAGGGGGCCGGATGTTGTACGAACTTCAGGGCCTGGGCCGCCTGGCCACCCAGGGCACGAAAGCCCGCGAGGTGCTGCGGTTCGATGGCCCCATTCCGGACGGTACCGTGTTTCCCCTTCAGTGGGACGGACAGCGCCGGACCATTACGTTCAAGACCAACCCCAACCCCAACGTCCCGTCTGAATTTCCCGCTGGCGACGGTTCAACCGAATACGCCCGCGATATCCTCGAACCCTACTTTCGGGATTACTTTCCCTTCCGGGAAGATTTCACGGCTGCTGCTTCTGATTTCGGGGCGTACCGGGGCATTGTCCTGGACGCGCTCAGACCCGGTCCCGCCTACAACATTCGCCGGATCAATACCACGTCGGCCACTATTGGCCAGCCAGCCACGTTTCCCATCAAGATCGAAACCATCCTGGTGGGTGCTGATCCGGTGATAAGGGAGAACTACAGCGCTTACATCGAACTGTGGCTGAAGAAATCGGATAACGATGCATTCGTAACGGTTTACAAGAGTTTTATCGAGACCGACGATTCCGGCCTGGCTCAGTTCGACGCAGGCGAGATTCTGCACGATATTTTGGAGGTGGTGCTGCCTGATTTCTCCAGCAACGCTCCCCGGCCACTCACCGACACGGCCCGGCCGTATTACATCGCGTTTGGCGAGGCTTCCGGCTCGCCCAAAGCGGTGGGCAAAATTACCAAAGACCAGGTGCGCACGGCCTGCCTGGGCGGGGCTGATTTCAAGCACCGCGCCACTGGCCTGGACCTGGTAGCCAAACTCCGGGGCGCATCGCGTTCGCTGGACCGGGCCATGCGCTTTGGCCACCTGACCCGTTACGTGGTCCCGGATCAACCCGAGTACCTAAGTTTCCTCAATACCCGCGCCCAGACGGTGCAGGCGGGCCTGAACGTGAAGCTCACCTTTGATGATCAGAGCACGCTGGTGCTAACCAACCTGGTCGATGCGTTCAGTTTTGCGCCTGGCCAGAAGTGGCAGGTGGGCGTTGGTCCCTACCAGTTGGATCTGGGTACCCACATTCCGACTGGGCGCTCACTTCAGGAGTACGAAGTGCGGCTCACCGTCGACGGCTCCGATCCGAACGGTACTGATCATTTGAGCGTGGCCTACCGCTACATTTTGTACTACGCCAGCTCCCGCTACGTCCGCCACTTTGTGTACCTGACGTCGCTCGGCTGTTTGGATACGCTGACGACCTTTGGCAAAGGATCGGCTGAGCTAGACAGGTTCTACCAGCAGGCTCAGCGCCGGATCACCTATACCTACAGCCCCTCGGATGCGCAGTACGTCGAATACGACCTCTCGCTCCAGCAGCGCGTCGAAGTGACCACCGGCTTCCGCGATCAGGCCGCCCTGGTGCTGTTCAGCGACTTCTACCGCTCCCCCCTGAAGCTGCGGATCAAACCCGGTGTGGCCGGTACCACCGAAGCCCTGGCCATCGGCATCGTGTCGAAATCCATCGTTCTGGCGAAGGATAACGATACCCAGTTTGCCCACAAATTCGAGTACGTCTACCAGCACCGCGACGAATTCTACACCGAAGACCTGGAACCCCAGGGTGATCCGGCCATGCCCATTGGCCTGCTGGTAGCGGGCGCTCCCGTCATCAATCTCAGTACGGGCCCCATCCTGAACACGGTCGATAACACCGTGCCCGCTGCCGCCCGCCTGTTCACGATGGGGCTGCTGTCGGGGCTGAAGCAACTCATTGGCGAGGGCCTGCACACGGCCAAAGGCTATCTGACCCAGGCGCTGGGCGATCAGCTGTACTTCCGAAAGGATACGAAGATCTCCTACAAAGACAGCCTGGTCGATACGCCTAAAAACCGCGATGAAGCGGGGCTGCTGGACGTGCTGACAAAGGATGAAACCAAGCTGGAGACGGCCAATCTGCTGAAGGTGCTCAACGGCTTCCGGCCCCGGATATCGACTTGGACCTCTGATCTGAAACCCGCGTAACCCCAATGGCAGGACTCAGCGTAGACGAACCCATCGGCACGGATTGGGAGTACAGCCTGGATGCGATCAGCTACCAGGCTATTCCCTTTTGGGACGATCTGGTCATTGGGATGCTCTACAATGTCTACTGCCGCCATATTACCACCGGCGTGGTGATCTGGGACCAGGTACGAGTGGGGGGTGAACAATCGGCTGTCTGGGTACCACCCACCGAAGCTCAGGCGGATGCGATCATCGATCTGTTCTCGGAAACCGGGCTGGGCCGTTTGTCTGTACTGCTATCCATTCCCGAACCGGCCTGGTTTGCTCCCGACGAAACCCAGCAAAACGATTTGCGTCTGGCAATGGACCGTCAGCGCCGGGGAGGATTCGATCTGCCGTTATCTGGCCACCAGTTGCTGTGCCTGGCCTGGCAGATGGCTCCCATCATTCAGTACTACCCAAACCGGGTGCGTCCGGATGATTACGCTCCGCTCGTCGATGACGACAAAATTGACAGCATCGCTGGGCAGATCGCCCAGCCGATGCAGTTCACCGTCGATCTGAGTAAGCTGAAGGCAGGGCTGGTGCTGGAGCAGGCAGAAGTGAACCTGCTGGCTCAGCAGCTGACGCCCCTCTATGATTTTAGCGATCTGGCTCCCGGTATCGAGGAGCAGCTGCTGAGGTTACCCCGCCAGGTGAAGGCGAGTGTGATCCTGGATTTTGTGCGATCGCTGGAAGGAGACGAACTGGCCGAGTACAAAGCCATGACCTGCTGCCAGGGCGGTGGTGATGACGGTAACGAGGATGACGATGATGTCGTGGTAACGATTCTGAGTCACTGGACACCGGTGACGACACCACCGCCGTCACCCCAGATTGAGTCGGTTAGGCGGAAAACTACGAACGATACCTGGGTGCTCTACATTCAGACCAACCCGGTCAGTACTGCCGGGGCCACCAGTCCGGCGATTTATTACCGCGTCAAGACCGAGAACGGCGGGGCCTACGACAGTGGCTTTTTACCCGCGACCTGGGGGGATACCAACTACAACGCGGCTGGCCGTAACGAGCCATCGGGCAACGGGGACGCCAACTACGACACCAACATCTACTCAGCCACGGAGCGGAGCGCGGGCTATTACGGCCTGATCTACGCCAACACCAGCACGAGTGATCCGGACGATCAACACACCGTCATCGTCGAGCTGAGCATGAACGCCGATGGCTCCAACCCCATTCAGGTCAGTTTCGTGGTGACCTCAGGCATGAATGAATCCGTATCCACCGCTTATACCCGATCTGTATGACAACTGAATTCGTCGTTTTAGTCGACGGCAAACTCGACACATTGACGCCGGAGAGCGCTGCCCAGCAGCTGGCTCCGGAACTAGAAAAACTGGGCTACACCGTCAAGAAGCCCGATGCAACAACCGATCCCATCAAGGTGCCGCCGGTGGAAACGATTGTCGAGCCGTCCGTGCAACGGATGGATTTCGTTTTTGTGGGTACCCAGAAAACCACCGGCAACCCAATGTATCTGGTCCAGTTTCCGGACCAGGTGCGATTACTGGAAGACCACAGTGGTGGCCAGCGGGTAAAATTCAGCGTGTGCGGCTTCGAGATCGGTATCAACCTGGTGCCTGGTGTCAAGCTGCCTAGTGGTCCCTGGACCCAAAACTGGGGTTTCAATACCCCCGCGGACTTCGTCTGCCCGGCTGATTACACGGCTGGTAATTTTCCCGCTCAACCTGGCCAGACCGGCCGTAGCTACTTTGTCTGGAAGTACTACCAGGAGCCTGCCCAAGCTGACGCGGGCAACGATGTGATACTGACTATTCTGGGCCACTATGCACTATCTGGTCGCTGAGAACAGCAACCCTGACTCGAAAAGCATTAAATGGCCACCGGGGCAAAAACGCTACTTCCGGTATGCGTTGGGACTCACCTGTGCGACGGCTGAAGCGCTGTTCAAAAGCCTGACGCTGGAGCAACAGATCGCCCAGAGCACGACGGACATCCCAGCGGGCAATTTCGTGCTGCGGGACTGCGGGGGCGGGGGCACCGATCCGGTGATTCCGCCCTACGAGGATGAGGACTACGCATACCAGGGCGTCGAGTTCGGCGGGGCACCCTCGTCGAATACCGACCTGCTGGATCTGGTCTATCACTACGATCATGATACCGACGAGATCGTCATCGACTTCGATAAGCAGACCCACGAAAACGACCGCTACTTCATCAACGGTCGCTGGCTGGTCGGTACGATCAACGGCCACCGGCAGGACCCGATGCTCCCCATGCTGGTGCAGAAGTTCCGCATCGACCCCTCCCGGCCCCAGGACCAGTGGTGGGATGATCCGGTCGAAAACGCCATGCAAACTATCCGCTTCATCTAGCCATGCAACGAACACTCAAACGTAAAAAAGCACCCCCGCTGGCGTATGGGCGGCTCAGCACGTTCTTCAACCATTTAAAAATTAGCATACAGGGAACGGGGAAGGGGTTCTATGATACGGCCCGCTTCAATAAACCCTTTATGGCGTACTACATCGATGGTGGTACGACCGGACTGCAACTCAACTCGGGGGCGGGTGATTACGCGCTGCTGCCGCTGAAGAATCGCTGGACGATCTACTACTACGGCTCGGTGCAGTCGCAGGGCAAGACCTGGGCCGAGTATACCCCGGAGGACGCCAAAGCCCTGGCGAACCATAACTGGGAGGTTATCGGTGGGGCAAACATTGTCACCTCGAACCTCTCGGAGAAAACGGGCGAAATGCCCCGCGATGCCTACGTCATCGAGTACGCAGCCAATCCACCGGCTTACCTGGCTTATGAGCAGGAAACGAACCGCCTGGCCTCCGAGGCCGGTGGCTACAACTACGGCGGCTACGGCGGTACGCTCAACCCCCACGTCGAGCGGGATGTGAACGCCTACCGGCAGGGCCTGCTCAGTGATGCGGGCGCTTTTGCCTTCTGCCAGGCGAATCAGAATGCCGAGCATCCGTTCTGGACCACGCAGGGCTGGACGTATAGCCAGTGTCTGATGAAGCACTACTTCGGCTCCACAATGGATCTGACGGTGCGCATCAACAAGATGGCGGGAGCCAACGAGCTGCTGCGGGCGGCTCTGCGGCATGTCGGTTCACCCGGTACTCGACTCGGTACGATCCATTTTCAAAACAAGATGGAGTTCCTGGATCGGAAAAGGCAGGGCTATACCGAACTGCAAAAACGGTCGCTGGGTGACGGGATTACGTTCTTCGATCACGTTTTCCCTGGCTATTCGCCCGCTTACCAGATCCTGGAGATTTTGCTGTGCCTGATCATGTGTGATGACGTGATCATCTGGGAGGATAGCACGCTGGTCGGAGAAGATCCGGGTGTTGTGGAGCCTAATTTCTTCCAGGATCGGCCCGCGCCCGAACCGAAGTTTCCCTACACGTACCAGAAAAACGCGGCCGGGGAGATTGGTACATATAAGTCCACCGCCACGAAGGCGGTGCTACCGGACGCGAACCGGGTTTTTCCTTATCCGGGTGGCTTTGAAGGGATGAAGGATCTGGGCAAAGTTGGAGCCTGGTTTTTTGGCAAAATGTGCTCTTACGTCGGGGGCGTTGCTCCCTGGAAATGGGCGAGTCACCGCCTGCCGAATGGTACCTGGTGCTCTTCTGGCCGGGACTACCTGGCTGATCGCCTAGTCGACCGGTTGCCGCTGGTCGTTACGGGCGAGATCGGCAATAAGGGCTGGGCACTGGTCATCGACTTTACGGCTACCCAGGCGTACCAGCGGGAGATCGATCTGGGCAACGGGGACACCGGTATGGCCATGGTCAAGCCCGATTCTATCAACCTGTATTTCTACTAAATCGATGAAAGCCATCCTCGTTTTGCTGGGATTTCTGCTGCTGGCGGGCTTTGCGCCTACGGCAGCGGTGGTGCTCTGGGCGGACATCGTCGATAAGCCTGCCACGTATGCACCGTCGGCGCATAACCACGACGATCGCTACTACACCAAGTCGATGTCGAACCGGTCGTTTCTGGCTTCTTCTTACAAGCCGGACTGGATGTCGTTGATCAACCGGCCTGCCCTGTTTCCGGCCGCTCCGCATGATCATAACGGACTGTATTACCTGAAGGCGCAATCCGACGCGGCCTATCTGCCCAGTTCGTATGTGCCCAGTTGGAGTAGTGTGACGGGTAAACCGGCCACGTTTGCGCCCTCATCGCACACGCACGTGACGGCCGACGTACCCGGCCTGGCCACGCTGCTGGCCGGATACGTCACCACCAGTGATGCCCGGCTCAGCGATGCAAGAACCCCAGTCAGTCATACCCACACGGCCGCGCAGATCGTGGACTTCGCCCAGGCCCTGACGGCGGGTATTACGTCGACATCGGTGGGGCAGGGGACGCTGATCAGGATCGGGAACGTGAAGGTCTTCTGCGCCAGTGGTGTGACCAACGCGTCCGGTGAGTGCACCATTAACCTGACCAGTGACGGTACGGCCACTGGCACGCCCCTGTTCACGAAGATCCTGGCCAACTGGAGCAATGCCACCGTGGCCACCATTAACCTGCCCAATGATGTGGTCACCGGTTGCGTCCGGCTGGAGAGCCTACAGGCAACCACCCATCGCTTCATTGTCGGCCGCGTGATCGTGGGCACCCTACTGAATTCCTACGCCAACGCTCCGGCAAATACGCCCGTTCGCATCACCCTCATTGCCATTTAAGACTTACCAACCACCGTTTCTATGTATCGTTTCTTAATTGCCACTCTTTTACTGGTTGCCTCCCTGAGCGCCCAGGCCCAGGGCATTTATTACACCACTACGGATAAAATCCGTCAAACCGAAAAGAATCAGTTTGTTTCGGGGGAGGACAAAGAAGTGCTCCGCAGCAAAAAATCAGAAGGGAGTCTGCTGGGGGCCTGGAACCCAAAAACCAACACCCCGGCCCTGACCAGTAATGCCACCAGCGTGACGGCCGGGGGCTATTACGTGGTGACGGACACGGTCAGTTCCCCCACCTCCTTTACCGGCGTCAATTTCTCGACGGCTACCGTCTGGAAGACGGGCGATCAGATCTGGCGTACCGTCAGTGGGAAGTGGATGCGTCAGGAGTTCAAACTGAATCCGGGTACGGTGACCAAAGCCGCCCTGGCCACGGGCAGCGTGGGGGTCGACAAGCTGGACGATCAACTGACCCAGGACATTCTGCTGCGGCCCGTAGCTGCCGCCCGCGCGGCTCAGCTGGCGGCAGCGGGCGTGGCCACGACAACGACCGTCACGCCGGGACTGAAGGCGCACTCGGCCGTGGTAGCCCTGCACCCGGGCTACGATGGCGGTAAGAAGTGGTACGTTACCCAGGCGAAAGTGCTGACTCAGCGGCTCGTCGATCAGGTGGGCATTTACATCGGTGACGCCAGCGTGCAGGGGGGAGCCGGTACGGGCTTCAGCGGTGATCTATTGGTACGGGTATTCGTCAATGGCCAGCTAGTCGATTCGCTGACGGCGGGGGCGGATGCGCTCAACGCGAAAGTGCCCTTCACGAGTCTGGCCAGCGCCGAACTGCGACTGAATCTGCGTCGGCCGCTGCTGCTGGAATCGGGGGATACGTTCACGGTTGCCTTCGAGCACACCGGCCCCGAGCGGCTGGCCCTGTTCTATTCGAACTCGCCCATCACAGCGGATCAGGAATATGGGATCAACATGCACATCGATGGGAATTCTCCTTACGTAGCGAGTCTGACCACCACACCCACATTTTTCACCAGCAATCCAAACTGGTACCTGCCCGTCAATACGTATTCACTGGCCACGGTGAATGCCTACTTAGAGAAACTACCGGCGCTGGCCGGGGCGGTCGATGCGCTCTCGCTGGCTGATCCGGCCGCATTGGCTACGTTTCCGGTGGTGGCCAGCGGGGCCGATATCGTCTACCAGCCAGGAGCGACCTACGCTCAGCGGGGACTGGGTATGTTTCTGAAGGGAAAAACCCGCAAGGCGTTCAACGTCATCACCCTGCCGCTGGTGCGCAACCTGGTCGATAACGTATCGTTCACCGGGGGGATTACGGTGAAGGTATTTCTGCGGAACGATGTGGCCATCACGAAAGTGATCCCTTTCTCGGAATTAGCCTACTACAACACGCTGGGCCGCACAGATCCCGCCGAAAAGTTCGATTATAACCTGGTGCTCGATGCGCCCCTGGTTATCAATCCGAATGATCTGCTATTTGTGGGCTGGGAATGTAACGCGGTCAATGATAAGCTGGGGATCATCTTCAAGGGAAGTACGGCCAGTGAAGCCACCGAGTACTCGGGCAACTATGTTCGTTCGGTATCGGATAACAGCTCGATTGCCGCCCTGGCGGCCATGCCGGCGCTCTATACGCCCCAGGGCTATTATTTGCGGCTGGGCCTGTCCTACGGGGTGAGCCGGGACAACGTAACGGCTAAGCAGATTGCTCGTTCTGTAGAGCCCATTGTGGCCCTGAATCCGGGAGCCACGGAAACCTTCTCAGTCCTGCGTAACGATGCCAGTGTGGTCTACCTGCCAGGAGCGACCTACGCCCAGCGCGGGCTGGGTATGTTTCTGAAGGGAAAGACCCGCAAGGCGTTCAACGTGATCACCCTGCCACTAGTGCGGAATCTGGTCGATAACGTATCGTTTACCGCGGGCATTACGGTGAAGGTATTCCTGCGGAACGATGTGGCCATTACGAAGGTGATCCCTTTCTCGGAGCTGTCGTACTATAATACGTTACAGCGAACTGACGCCCCTGAAAAGTTCGATTACAACCTCGTTCTGGATGCGCCATTGGTGCTCAACCCAAACGACCTGCTGTTTGTGGGCTGGGAATGTAACGCGAGTTCGGACAAGCTGGGGATTATTTTTAAGGGAAATACGGCCTCGGATGCAACCGAGTTTTCGGGCAACTACGTCCGCTCGGTCTCGGATAACAGCTCGATTGCGAACCTGACCCAGATGCCGGCGCTGTATGCCGCCAACGGTTACTATTTCCGGGTGGGTCTGAGCTACGCCGTACCGGCTGAAAGTAAGCAGGATCTGTCGTTACTGGCTCCGCCCCGGCTGTACGCGGTCGTCAACGATCTGGGTAACAAAAAAGGCTACAACCGGAACTACAGCGTGCCGGTCTACCTGGACCACTTCCTGTCGGGACTGACCCGTGAAATCGACGCGTATTTCGATGCGACGCATTCGGATCGCTACGTCGTTACGCCCAACATCATCACCACGGACGGGGCCGATGCGACGGTCTACAACGATGGGTTGACGGTGAGCACCCGGACCATTCCGCTTGATGTGGCGGGTAAAGCCATCGTGGCCAAACGCCTGTCGACACAACTGGTGAGCACGGTGGCCAGCGCCAACAAAGCAAAGAAGCCTATCGTGCTGGTGATCGGTACGTCGATCTCCCACGGTACGCTGGCGAACCTGAACGGATCGGCCGACGTCTTCGACGTGTACTGGAGCATGGCCCAGGAGCTATTTCGTAAAGATTACGTCGACAATGGCTCCGTTTCGGGACAGCTGGAGTCGATGTTCGTGGGGCGGCTGGCTCTCCGTAACCGCACGGTCAGCTACGCGGGGCAGTCGGTTGTGGTAAAAGGGTACGCCGAAGCGATTCCTGGCTCGTCGTGGGCTGACTGGGTCACCTCGAGCGCCAGCCCCTTCTACGATGCCGACAAGCCAGGGGTCAAGTTTTCGGTTGTCAAATACCTCAGCCGCTATAAAACGCTGGCCGACGACGGGGTAACGCGCCTGGTGGCCGGATCGTCAGCGGGTAGCCTGGTCTCGGACGTCAACGCCTTTGACGTATGCCGCCCGACCCACATCGTGATCGAACTCGACGCAAACGGCCCTGATCCGGCTACCTACGTCCAGCGCCGAAATGATTTAGTGGCCAGCATCAAGGCCGAATACGCGGCTCAGGGCTGGCCAGCGCCCCAGATTGCGATTGCGCTCTTCGACTACGCGGGTACCTATTTTCCGTCTCGTTACCCCCAGATCGGTCAGGCGGCTGCCTTCTGGAACCTGACTCACAACCACCAGGCCCACTACGACTGCATGAAGAATGCGGTCACCACGCCGGTGGCGGGGGCCGATCTGCTGCCGTTTTTCTGGACCCAGCCCACGGCGCTGGCGGTCGGCTTCCGGGTAACCAATATGCCCGATGGCCAGCCGTACCTGGCTCCCTACGGCTGGCTGCCCTCCATTCATCCGGGTGGCTACGCGCACGCCAATGCAGGGTATCAGCTCTACAGCTGGATTAAATACACGCTTACCCAGTAGTCATGGTAACCTACCTACTCGGCACGCCCTGGGCCGTCTGGTTTCCCGTCGATCCCGACGAATTACTCGACTACCACTACCAGGTAGTGCTCACCGGCCCGGACGGATTCCGGGCCGGGCCCTTTCGGGAGGGCCTGGAGCTGACCCGCTACGATGATGCCCTGGAGCTAAACCTGCGCGCTGATCAGACCCGCGTCGCTCCCGGCCCCTACACCCTGGTGCTCCTTCAGACTCCCGACGAGGGCACCCCGATTGAGACACCGTACCCGATCCGGGTCAATCGACTCTCCTAGATGAACAAGTTCCCAAAACAGCAACAGCGGCCCCAGCAAATCGTCAAGATCGTCAAGATCACCAGGGGGGTGCTTGATAAGGCCACGCTGCTGGCGCTCTTCGATCTACTGGCCCAGCTGTTCGACTTCAACCGGGAGCGGATTCCGCCCCTGCCCGATGATTTTCACATCGGCCCCCTGTTTGCCGACGAGATCGGACGGCGGTTCTACCAGGTCAATAGCCCCGCTCAGCCGGGTAAACTGATCCCCCACGGATTGGACTGTACCACGCTGCGGGCGACGTGCTGGCCAGCGGGGGCGGTGAAGGCTGATCCGGCCTGGTCGGTGGACGTCGTCGACGCCAACACCGCCCGGCTGACGGGGCCACAGGGGGGCACCTTTACCGGTCGGATCGTCCTGGAGGGCGTTTTGTTTCCGGCCCGACCGGTGATGCTATGATCCGCATCCCGCACCCGGCTCCCGAGACGATACCCCGCTGGACGGCCTTTCGCTACCCGACCTTTCAGCAGGACCGGCAGGGCGAAAACCCGGCCGTCGTCTGGATCTCGGAGCCGCTCCGGATCATGCTCTTTTCCGGCCAGGAAATCATCATTCCGGCCGGATTTCCCACGGATGGGGCCTCGGTGCCCAGGGCGCTCCAGTCAGTCTTTTCCTCCATTGGTGATCACTTTCTGGCCGATATCATCCACGATTATCTGTACACGACCAATCTGCTGCCGCGTGCAGAATGTGACCTGGAATTCTGGCGGTGGATGGATCTGCTCCGGCCGCTGCCCAAATCCCGGCTCGACAACTGGCTCCGCTACCAGGCCGTGCGCCTGGGCGGGGCTAACCATTACCACCATCCATGAAACTTGAGATTCGTAACCAGGCGGGCGAGAAATTGGTGATCGGTTTAGATCAATCGCTCACCATCGAGCAGAGTGCGGGCTGGCTCGTCGACGACGAACTACCCGGTGCAAAATCCTACCCGATCCGCTTCCCGATCCAGCCCAACGAGCGCTTTCTGCAGTCAGGTTACCGGCCCGAAGCGGCCCGCCCATCGATGGAGCTGGTGGTGAACGTCCGGATGGACGGGGTACTGTACCGGCGCTGTATGCTGGAGTACCGGATCAGCGAAGGGGAAGGGGACGGGTTCCTGAAAATCGACGCGGGTGAAGCCTGGAACAAACTACGGAACCTCAGCCTTCAGGATGCGTTCACGGTGGGGATTGCGCTCGGCTCCTCGGCCCTGGTTCCCCTCGGCCGCCGGATGCGCGATATCGCCCTGCTACCGGCAGGACAATTTCCCTGCACATTCTTTCCGATCCGTAACGAAGGCTTTTTCGAAGAGGGCCTGGACGCCACGAAGGTGCCTGGCTTTGTGCGGCAACCCTACGTCAACGCCTGGGGCCTGGTACCCGACGTCGGCTGGCAGTTCAAGATCGACTCGGCTAGTGTGAAGGGCTATCCGGTCAGTCCACAATTCTACCTCAGCTGGGTGCTCGAGCAAATCTTTCAGCGCGCAGGCTACCGGGTAGAAGGGGACTGGTTTTCGGCTCCCGAGACGCAGCGCCTGGTGGTGCTCAATCAGACGGCCATTCCGGTGCAGCGGCTGGGCGTATCGAACCTGACCAGCCACGTGGCGGTACCGGGTCAGCATTTGCCCAAAATCAGCGTCGGTGACTTTCTGAAAGCCCTGCGCCAGCGGTATGGGTTGTTGTACAGCTTCGATGGCAACAGCCAGGTGGTGACGATCCGCCAGTTTAGAAAGGTGGCCAGCTCCCCAGCGACTGATCTGACGCCTTACGTATCGGGCAAGTACGGGATCGATCCGCCCAAAAATACGGGCTTCACCCTCGTCGACGCGGTCGATGCCCAGGACGAGCTCTACAAAGATTTAAACGGGAATCCAGTCAAACCGGTATCGGTGTCGGTCGGTGGGCAGAACGGGGCCGACCGTGAGGAAGTAACCCTGAGCCTCGGCACCACGCAGATGGTGTTTGAGCCTGGCCACGACGGCGGGGTGTACTGGTCGGTGCCCACGATTCGCCAGGCGGGTAACATCCTGGACGTGGCCTACAAAAACTCGGAGCGGTTCCCGGAGCCACTGAAGCCCGGCGAAACGAAGCAGTCATTACGGAATGACGTATCGTTTCGGGTGCTGAGCTACCGGGGGATGCAGGAAACGGCTACACTCCAGCTGTACCCACTAGCTACGAGTGACGTGCGCTCCGGTCGTCAGGATATCATCGGCTCTCAGGCCACGACCCTCATCGGCCGGTACGGCCTGTGGGCATTGTTGCTCCGGGCGTTCTACTACTTCCGCGATCAGACCAGGGCGGTGACCGTACCCCTCACCATGCCGGTGTCGGTGGTGGCCAGCCTCAAACTGCACGAGCCGGTGGCCTTGAAACTCTCCGGAGAAACCCGGCGGCACTACCTGGTGCAGAAACTGATGGCCGAATCACCTGGTCCCAGTGGTTTGATGGATTGTAAGCTGACGGCGCTCTCGCTGCCCGACGGTATCGATCAGCCCCAGGATGTTGTCGACGAGCTGGTGTGGGTGGAACTGATTATCACAAAATCCTACAGCCAGGGGCCGGTCATTCCGCCGGGGCCGTGGCGGACGTTCGAACGGGAGGAAGCCACCCTGACGCTCCGGTTCTGGGCGGATCGGGCCAAAACGCAGGCCGCGAGCGTGGCCAGCCTGCCGGTCAATATCCGCACCAAACAAACGCTCTATCCCCAGGGCGAATACCAGCCCCGCGCCAGCTACATCGAAACGGTGGCCAGCTACTTGGTGGATGGCCAGAGCCAGGTGCTCTCGGAGCAGACGTACTACACCAAGCTGAAACGCTACCAGTCCCGGCCGGGCCAGGAACCCCTGCTGCTGGATGACTACGTGGCCAGCTATTCCCTGGACCCAGGCGACGGGTATAACATCATTTCCGTGGTGCCGTGAATTACGACAATCTGGATATCCACCAGAAAATAAACCTGAAGGCGACGCTCCAGCTGTGGGCGAAGTACGCCGTGCAGCACTTTCAGGAAGAGCAGGACAAAAAGATTTACGGCCTGCGCGCCAATAAAAAAGGTGTGCAGCGCTCCAGCCTGGGGGCGGGCTACCGGTTCGGATCGGGTAAGAGCCGGACCAATGCCCTCCGCCGGACGTGGTTTCAGAACGTCAACGCCGGTGGTGGCCAGGATCGGGTCACGCTGAAGTTCCTCCTCTACGGCCGCTTCCTGGACATGGGCGTCGGCCGGGGAGCCAGTCACACCGACAAGATCGTGGCCCGCCAGCTCAAGCACGGCCGCACCGGGCGCACCCGCAAGCCCTGGTATTCCAAACGCAAAGCCTACGAGATCAAACGGCTGAGCGAAATCCTGGCCCAGCGTAGTCTGCACGTGCCGCTCGACCTGATTGAAAACGCGCTGAACATCGCCGTAAAAATTAACCTCTAATACCCTTCCCACCGTGGCAACTCTGAATGAAAAAGCGGTCGTTGATCTGGTGATCAACGGCAAATCGGCCGAAGTCCCCCTGGTCAATATTGCCAAAGCGGCCGTCAACGCCAAGAAAGCACTGGACCGGATGGCCCTGACCGATCCCGGTTACGCCAAACAAAAAGCGCTCTGGGAGCAACTGGCCACCGCCCAGCAGGCCCGGATCGTGCGGATCAACCAGGAGAAAAGTGCCTGGGATCGCTTCAAGGCGGGCACCAACAACGTGATGGCGGGCGTGATCGGGGGCAACCTGGTCACCCAGGGCCTGCAACGCGTGCTGGGACTGGGGCCGCAGATCATCGCTACGTACCGGGAGTTCAATGCCGCCAGCAAGGAATTGTCGGCCGTCACGGGCCTGGTCGGGAAGGATCTGGAGTATTTAGAAAAACAGGCGAATAAGGTTGGCCCGGCCGTAGGTAAATCCGGAGCTGAGATGCTGGAGGCTTACAAGCTGATGGCCTCGGCTAAACCTGAACTGCTGGAGCAAAAGGAACTGCTGGCCGAAACCACCAACGCAGCCATTACGCTGGCCCAGGCCGGGAAGATCGATCTGGCCGAAGCCACGAAGGTGACGGCCGAATCACTGAACCAGTTTGGTGAGGGCGCTGATCAGGCCAACCGGTACATCAACGTGATTGCGGCCGGGGCGAAGGAAGGCTCAGCGGAAATCAACGAGATGGGGATCGCTCTGAAAAACTCGGGTACGGTAGCGGCCGCGCAGAACGTATCGTTCGAGCAAACCAACGCCATGCTCCAGTCGCTCTCGACGATTGCGCTGAAGGGCGGGGAAGCGGGTACCCAGCTGCGAAACGTCATCCTGACGTTGGGTTCGGGATCGGACGATACCAACCCAAAAGTGGTGGGACTGGAAACGGCGCTGGATAACCTGGGTAAGAAAAATCTGTCGACGGCCCAGATGACCAAACTCTTCGGCAAGGAGAACATCACGGCCGCCCAGCACATCATCGCCCACCGCGGTGAAATTGCCGAACTGACCACCAAGATCACCGGTACGCAGGAGGCTTTCATTCAGGCCAAGAAAAACAACGAGTCGTTCGATCACCAGCTGGAGAAATTCTACGCCCGCCTGGAGGGGATCGGGGTGCTGATTGGGAGCAAGGTGATCCCGGCGCTGACGGGCTTCCTGGATATCGCGTCGACGGCCGCTAAATTCCTGACCGGTGCCCTGACCCCGGCCGCTGATCTGGCCACGCAGGCGTTCGAAGAACAACGCACCACGGTGCAGGGGCTGGAACGTAACCTGGTCCCGCTCTTGAATCGCCACGATGAGCTGAAACGCAAAACGGTACTCACCAAAGCGGAGCAGGATGAACTAAAAAAGATCGTCGGTCAGATTGCGGAAGTAGTGCCCAGTGCGGCCACCGGCTTCGACAAGTACGGTAATGCCCTGGACGTAAATACGGACAAGGCTCGCAAATTCATCGAGGTGCAGCAGCAGCTGCTGAAGTACGCTAACAGGGATGCCATCACCGAAAATAAAGCCTCGCTGACGGCGCTGGAGAAACAGCAGAAACAGCAGCAGGATCTGTTGAACTCGAACGGGAAGCAGGTGTTCAAAACGATGCTGGGTAACGGGCAGGTGGTCGAGCGGGTGATCATGATGAGCCAGGAGCAGCTGGGCAAACTGCGGTCCGATCTGAAGTCGACCACGGAAGAGATCGAATCGACCAAAACGCTGCTGTCGGGCCTGACGGGTGACTACATGAATCAGCCCGCTGCACCAGCGGCTCCCGCCAAAGGGACGGATGCGCCCACTGGTGGTGGGGGCGGTGGTGGTTTGTCGGACAAAGCCAAACGGGAACGGGATGCCAAGATCCGGGCGAATGAGGAAGCGAAGCTGGCCATCGAGGAGATGAACATGAAGGCCATTGCTGACGACCGGGAACGGGAACTCGCCCAGGCCACCTTCCGGTCCAACCAGGAGAAAGAGCAGATCCGCAAATCGAAGGCCAACGCTGATCTGAAAGCGACCTGGCTCAAGGGGGCTGATGATGCACTGAAGGCCGAGCGGCTCCGGATCGACGAGGAGTACACCAAAAAAGAGTTTCAGCAGGAGCAGAAACGCCTGGGGAACGTTCTGAAAACCGCCGAGAACGAGCTGCTCATTATCCGGGCGTCGGAGTTGGCCAAAGTGAAAGCTCGTCAGCAGGCCGGTGGTCTGACGAAGGAGCAGGCGCAACTGGAGGAGCTGAAGGTAGAAGAGCAGTTCCTGTTTGCCAAAGAGGTGCTCTATGTGAGCCACTACGATACGCTCCGCGAACGGGCGAAGGGTAATGCCGATACGCTGATTGAGATCAACGAGGCCCAGGCCACGGACCTGAACGCCATCGTGGCCGATCAGGTATCGGTGCAGGGCGAAATGACGGCGCAGCTCATCGATATCCGGAAAGAGGATCTGGCCCACGCCAAACACGTATCGGAGGAGAAAAAACGGTTTGCCAGAGAGGAGCGGGACTTCCGGGTGCAGTTGATGCAGGACGCCCTGGGCCTCTTGCAGAACGACTGGACGGCCACGTTGCAAGGGTATAAGGATTTCTGGCGTCAGTCGACAATCATTCAGAAAGCGGCACTGCTGGCCCAGAAAGCCTGGGCGCTGGCGGAGATCGGTATCTTACTGGCCCGGCGTATTTCGGCTATTCAAACGCAGGCCGCTCTGATGAATAGCTACTTGCCTGGTTCCGGATTGGCTCTTTCGATTGCGGGTATCGCCAAAGCCGTTGGTGAAGCGGCCGTTCAATCAGCGACCGTGCTGGCCACCCGAATCCCAACGTTTGCGGTCGGTGGTTTTTCGGATGAAGATCCGGCTGGGTACACCAACGGGCCAACGTACTACCGGGGGCGTAACATCATTGCCGGGGAAGCGGGCGTGGAGTGGATCATGTCGAACCCCATGCTGCAAACCCCGATGATGGCCAACCTGGCCGGGGCGCTCCAGTCGCTCCAGCAGTCGGGTGATTATCGCAACCCAGCTAAAACAATGGGCATGATTCAGCAGGCGCTGGGCATGGGAGCCGGGCTATCGGCGGGTGCTGCCGGTGGTTCAGCCGCCGGAGGCATGAGCGAAGCATACATGGCTCAGCTGATCCTGGAGATGCAGCAGATGCGTCTGGCGATGGAGGAGCACGCGAGTCGGCCGATCAACAACAACTATTTTAAAGTGAAGGAGGTCCACGACCGGGTGGACTACATTGACGAGGTCACCAAATTGTAGTAGCTTTGTGACGCTCTTGGTGCAAGTAGTACCAGTTAAGGACGGGGGGCGGTGCCGACTAGTCGAGTAGGCGGTGCTGTCCCCCGTACCTGTTTGTCGTAATAGCTCAGGTAAGTTCCCTCCGTCCTTTACTGGTCCGGTGCACTTAGAGCGACGGGTCAGACAGCACCGCCTTTTTGGTAACAATATAAAGCCTGGTTTTTGACCAGGCTTTTTTATTTCCGTCACCTTGACTTACCGGCGTTTTTTTGGTGTTATACCCGATCCGGAGAACAGCATGCCCGCTCCCTTGCGAAAGGCAAAACTGTACTGGGTGGCCGGGTACCAATCGATGGGATTCTCGTCGGATTCATTAACGCTTACCTTATCGATACGAATGACATCGATGGAACTTCGTTGTAGGGCCTGCACCGTTCTGGCGTCGACGCGCGCGGTGATCACCAGCGGCCCGCCCGAGGTATGGTAGCTCTTAACGATCGGCAGGCTGGCCACGTAGCCTTTTACGTTGTTGTTGTCGAACAACTTGATCTGCATCTTTCCCTCACCAGGCACGTAGTACCACTTTTCGGGTAGTAGCTTGACGAACGTCATGGTCGTATCGCCCTGGCTGATGGTGATATCGAGATAGTGGTTAGTAGGTAGCAGTCGGGTTTTGGCGTAGGGGTTCTGGATCGTGTTGATCTGATTCAGGAAAATCGAGCCGTCGGATTCGCCCACGGTCATAATTTTTGACTGCACGCCGGTGAAGGGGTCTTGCCGGAGGGTGACGCGGGGCTGGAGCGTTACGCAACCGACCAGGCTACTCAAGAGAAGAACAACAGGAAGGATAGGTTTTTTCATTATGCGGATTGATTTAGCCCGCAAGATAAGGGGTCAACAAGTTGTACCTTTCTGGCCGGGCCGAAAATTCTGGCAAACGTGCCCGAAACGGGGTCAAAAAAGTGGGTTCAGAAATGTATCTTTATGAACCTAACTTTTTGGTACCATGAATCACGTTTTTGGTTACGCCCGCGTCTCTACTGCTGATCAGAACCTCGACACTCAGATCGACGCGCTGGAGAAAATTAATTGCGATCAAATTTTTCAGGATAAGATCACCGGGGTCAGTACCTCACGTCCGGCGCTCGATCAGCTCCTCACCAAGTTACGCCCAGGTGATACGGTCGTGGTGGCCCGGTTCTTTCGGTTGGGCCGGGATCGAAACCACCTCATCAACCTGCTGGGTGATTTTCAACAACAGGGGATACAGTTTCGGGCACTAGACTTGGGCGTGGATAGCTCAACACCAGCGGGGAAGATGGTGCTCCAGATTTTTGCGGCTCTGGCGGAATACGACCGGGAGCAAATCCTGGAGAAAACGAAAGCGGGCCGGGAGCTGGCAAAGGCAAAGGGGAAGCACATGGGCAGGCCCAGTGGCGTTGATCCGGAGAATTACGCGAAGGTAAAGACCGCCCACAGTCGGGGCATGTCAGCAAAAGAGACAGCAGCCGTAACCGGGATAAGCCTGTCGAGCGTGAAGCGGTACCGGAAGCTGATCGACGCTGAGAAATAAGAAAACCCACCTGGTGGGGTGGGTTTCGTAATATCCAGAATGGTACGATTACAACTATGTATTTCCTAATTTTTCAATTCCCGCAGTGGGTACAATTAGAAAGAGGGAAAATACAGAATTGCTGTAGCTACTCAAAAATTTCAATTCCCCGACTGGGTACGATTCTCTGGCGTAGGGATACCCGGATCGGGATATAGCGCCCGGATAGCTGTTTCAAAAGCCTCGGACTTGCTGTCAACCGCGCCGGTGGCGACTGCATGGTCAACCCGGCGATGTACATCGGCAGCCAATCGACCGCTGTACATCCGCTTGGGTTCATCATTTTCGGGTTTACGGCCCGATCCTTCCCGAGCTCCGCCTGCGTTTTCGCGTCTGCCACCGCGTCCCATATCTGCCAGGTTTTTGGCAAATATGGGATTTGTTGTGGTTACTTTCATGCTTATTGTTGAAAAAATGGGTGATCGATAACTGACATTGCGGATTCGACGCCTTCGGCACGAATGTAGCGCATGAAAGCGGCTTCGGTCTTGTGGCCTGTCATGCGCATAATGTTCAGAACAGGCATCTGCAATAGATAGGCGTTGGTGGCGAAAGAGCGCCGGGCAGTGTGGGAGCTAACCAGTAGATGCTTTTCGACCCGCTCGGCCACCTGGATGGTATTCCGGGTGAAATACACCGTAACCTTTCCTGTCAGACCCGCCCGCTTGGCCACCTCCTTAACCGTCTGATTGTAATATTGGATGGACCAGTTGGCCGGAAACTCCCAGCCGCGTCGGTTCAGAATACTGGCCACGGACGTAGCAATGGGGATTACTACGTCGGCTCCCGTTTTTTGCTGGCGAATGGTGAAAAACGTACCATCGTCAACCTGCTGGGTAGACGCTGCCAAATTAAGCAGGAGCCGTTTCAGATCGGAGAAACGTAGCCCGGTATAACACTGCACGATGAATGCATCCCGAACCGATGACAATCCTGCTGGTAGGTCCAGTCGTGCCATTTCGGCGATCTCCTGGCGGGTGCAATAGACTTTCGTGGTAATTTCCTGACCGTACTGCACGTCGTTAGCTGGAAATGGTATTTTTTCAGCCTTGCACATTCGGCGCTGAATGCCTTTGGTCTTTTTCACTACGCTGGCCACAGTGTTGTGGCGGATCGGCTGAGTGTGTAGAAAGCGGATAAACTCTTCGTACCAGGCTTCGTCCATCGCACCTGGCCGTAACGTCTGGCTCGTTTTTTCTTGGTACAAGGCCGTGTATTTATAGGCCGATGCGTAGCCATCCCGCGAAAAGTAGCTGAACTGTTTGCCCGATCTGGTGAGGGCAGTACCGGCTTTTACTTCCGCAATACGTGCAGCGAAGTAAGGCAGAAAGGGCGATCCGAGCCCTTTCTGCCAGAATGATAACACCCCCACTACAACACTACGATTTCAGGTTCGACAGGTCCTTGTTCGTCCAGGAATTCCCAGACGGCTTTGGCGGCTCTGGCGTCCGAGAGGGCTTTGTGAGCTGGTCCTTCCCAGGTGTATCCTGCCAGATCGGCTGCAACGCCCAGGTTCAGGCTCCGATAGCCCGTTTTGTGGTAGGGCTTACGGGATGGCTCCCCATTCCAGATCGCCATCCGGTTCATGGCGCAATGAACGCTAGCCATGCTACGCAGGTCGATCCCATTGTTTTCCAGCATAGCCGCATCGAACTCCATACCGTAGGTGACAACCTCTTGGCCAGCCAGGATCTGGGTGATCTGCTCCGTCAGGTCACCGATTTTAGGGAAATTGCCCGCAAAAATAAATTCGGGCGTGATCTTGTTCGTCTGCATAGCGCTGTCCCAACAGGTGTGGCGCTCCGGGGTTACGTAGGTATCGAGGAGCACGTTGCCGTCCTGGTCGATGATAGCGATCTCCAGGATTTCGTCTGTGTCGGTTACGCCGGTTGTCTCAGTGTCGAAGAATAAGTACTTTTGCATTGATTGTAAGATTTAAGAGGTTTTGCGATCAACCAGCCCCCGGAAGCCTGCCAGCGACCGGGGGCTTTTTTTTTACTTGACTTCAGCCCAGCCTTCAGCGATTGCTTTCTTTACGTCTTCACGTTCCAGGGCTGCCACCGGGAAATCATGCATTTCAAAGTCGGCATGGTCGATAATCGTCTTCCAGTTTTTAACTGAACCGCCTGACTTGAATCTGCCACTGATCAGGAAAATACCATCCTGAGCTTTTGCGCCAGAATCCCGTCCGAATGCTTTTGCTACAGGCCGTCCGAACAATTCTACACCACCAGTCCACTCTTCTTCGTAATAATCTTTTACGACTAGGGTGCAAACTTCGTAAGGGACAATACCGGTTACGCTGTAGCAACCTTCCATTGCCGCAACGACGTGATCACGAACGTTGCCATCAAATACCCACTGACCTACATTCCACTGTCCGCGTAGACCACGCGCTTTCTCAATAAAGCAGCTATTGTAATGTGATGTTGTGTAAACCTTGCCGTTTTTTTCCTCCAACTTGATGTGGTGCGCGTACCGTTTCTCGGGCTGCTCAATACCGGCTTTTTTCGCATCGATGGTTGCAGAAATAGCGGCCTGTAATCCAGTCAGCTCGTCAAGGCTCAGTTCGGCCAGCTTCGCCACGTCGATGTTGAGTTTGCCGACGACCTCCTTTGTCTTCGCCCAAGCGGCTTTCATAGCATCGGAGAACGTTTTTCCCAGTTTGCGGAAAATCTCCCAGGCGTTAGTGGTGATTTCAGAACGGTTGTAAGCGGGGGTTGCAATGATAGCTTGCATAATTGTAGGTATTAGAGGTTTTGCGTTTCAGGGCTGCCACCCTGGCTGGTCAGTCAACCAACGATTCAAAGGTACGGCTTTTGTTGATTATGTCAATACATAATCAACAAAAGAAAGAAATATTTTTTCTGGATTGATTAAACGGTCTACGTGGCTCGGCACAAAAAAGCCCGCTCCTGGTGGGGAACGGGACGTGAAGTGTTACTTTTTCTTCTTTTTCCGCTTCTGCATCTCCTTGCTCTGGTTTAGTTCAGCGGCCACCCGTCGCTCGTCGGGTCTGCCGTAGACCTCCAGGCCCTTCGATGATTTGCGGCCTAATAGAACCATCACGGAATCAGTGCTCAGGTACAGTTTATTATAGCACCAATCGGTGAATGTCTTCCGGCCCGCTTTGCTGGAGAGATCCGGATGCAGATGCAACTCCCCGGCGATCACCTTCAACCAGTAGTTGAACTTCACCCCCGAGACCAGGGGCAAATTCTCCCAGCCACCGTACTTGTCGATGATCTCCTTTACTTCAGAAAACTGGGGTACGTGAATCTTTACTTTAGTCTTGATCCGCTCCTTCACCAGCCACGGCTCACCGTCGACGCCGGTTTTGATGGCCGTTTTGTACTTCTTGACAAAGTCTTTCAGGTCACCATAATGGAAACCGGATCGACAAAGCACAATGAATACGTCCGCGGCCTGCTGCACGTGCGGATTGTCAAAGCGGTGCGATCGGAGCGTCTGGAACTGTTCTTCGGTCAGGAAGACCGGATCGTCGAATACGGCTCCCTTCACGCGGTAGCCCTCCAGGGGATTGTCGTGGATGAGCTTATCCAGTTTAGCCCAGGTGAGCATGTTGCGGATTGTTTGGGAGTGCTTGGCCACGTAACTATCAGCGTGGCCGATCTTGCCGCCGTCGAGCTTAACGGTCTTCATCCAACGCCGGTATTTTTTCAACCAGGTCAAGTCGAAATCGCTGGCCAGCATGTCCAGGGCTTTCTCGTGGATCAGGAAGTCGATGAGCTTTTTGCGGACGTTGTCGTAAACCGTCAGACTGCTGCTGGTCAGATCCCGCTCCTGGTCGATCTGAGAATCCTTCAGATACTTTTCGAAGGCGCTGGTGAGGGTGATCCGGCCCCCGGTTTGCTCCAGGAAGGCGCGTTTGATCTTTTGGGGGGTGATGGCCTCGTGCTTGCTGAACAGCGAATGGTAGGCCATCCATAGCCGGGTTCGGATCGTGTCGATGGTCTGGTTCTTGAACTGGGCATCGGGATCGTGGTCGGTAACTCGTTCGCCGTCCCAGTGTTCAGTTCGTATTTCTACTCCCGTAGAACAAATATCCACCTGCTTGCCACTGACGGCTACCCGGCTGTAGATATTACTTAGCCCAGGTGTCTTACTCTTTCGTCTCCAGAACGAAATTTTCATTCGTGTTACAAACATGACTGCTCACGATTTGGTGAGCGGTCTTTCCTACGGCGCGGGAAAAATTGTTAGGTATCGGGGCCGGGTCAGGTGGTCCAAATTTATTGGGAGATTAAAAACCTATTAAAAGCACAATGCGCCTAAACCAATAAGGGGGTGTACCTAAGCCGACCGGGGGTGTAACTGAATTTGCCGTAGCGCCGTGGATGGGGTGGATGGAAATGGGAAAACTGCGCCTATTACTCAGGATCGGGCAAAAAAAAAGCCCGAAACCGGCTAGGTATCGGGCACTCCAGGTAGTAAAAAAACTACTTAGCAGAGAGAGAGGGATTCGAACCCCCGGACCTGTTACAGTCAGTGGTTTTCAAGACCACCGCAATCGACCACTCTGCCATCTCTCTTTATGGGTGCAAATATACGACGTAATGGGGCTTTGTCAAGCCCCGGCGGCCATTTTTGAACAAAAACTGTAGTTTCGTCGATATTCAAAGAGTGTAATACTACCGCGTGAGTTATGCACTTAGTCTATCAGTTGCTCATTTACAAATAGATAACATGGCCGCTCCTGAATCTCTTCCAACATCCGAAAACGCGCAAAAATTAGGTTTACTGCCTGAGGAACTTGAGCAAATCAAGCAAATCCTCGGTCGTCAGCCGAATAACACGGAATTGACTATACTCTCGGTGGTGCAGTCGAAGTATACCACTAACGGGAATGCGATCTCGTGGTTAAGGACGCTTCCTAGTGATTCAGATCGAATGATCGGTAAAGCTGGGGGAGGGGACGGGAATTTGGTCAATATCGGTGATGGATTGGCCTGTTCATTCACGGTTGAATCGCGTTCCGTTCTTTTGGCAATCCCATCCGAAACGGGTACGAAACGTACTAATCGTAACCGAAATCAAGCGAGTGTTCGACCAATAGCCCAGTTCGACGCGTTACATCTTGGCGATCAGAAGCTGGACTCAACGCGGCAGGCATTACAGGATTCTATAGACATTGGTGTTGGTCAAAACTCCGCCCATGGCGTTCCGACCGTGGGGAAAGCGTTCTACTTCAATGACTGCTACAACGCTAACCCCTTAGCTAGTGTATTCTCGGTAGGAATTGTTGAGGCAGGCAAGGCGGGTAAAGCTACCGCCTATGGCGTAGGCGATCTGCTGTTTGTCGTCGGGTCCGCAGAGGCCCAAAGACAGGATGATAAGTCGACAGCCGTACGGACCGATGATTCGTCTTTGGAGAATCGGATGGATGACGCGACTGTCGATATCAAAAATCATGTTGTTGACACGTACGAGATAGGTGCTACCGGAATCATCGGCTCAATTGCTGACATGAATGCGGATGGGCCATATGGGATGAGCATTAATCTCGACTATATACCCACTTATCAGTCCGGACTAAACCCATCGGAAATTCTGCTGTCGGAGTTGCCGAGACATAGTCTGGTGGTTGTTGAGAACGTGAAAGCAGAGGCCGTTCGAAACTTTTGCCGTCAACGGGGCCTGACCTGTGTACGGATCGGTGAGGTGACAGCTTCCGCCGATAACGGAGCTGGACGTTTACAGGTTTATCACCAAGGCGAACAGGTAGCTGATGTACCCACTTACGACGTAACACAGGGTAAGGACGATCCGCAGAACCAACAACAGGAGTACCAGGAGCCAGCGTATATCGCGGATTACGCTGAGTTCGACATTGAGGACG